CGATCAACGTCTCGTTACGCAGTATAACAACTTGTTTAACGCACCTATTCAATCGGCTCAGCCGACACCCGCTACTACGCCCGCCGTAGTTAAACTGTTTGATAACTAATCAATATGAGCCAGCTTGATAAAAGAGTTCTAGAGGCACTATCGGAAATCGATAAGATTAATCCGTACGCTACATTCCTTAACGAGAGTACTATCTCAAATGTAGAAGAGTGGATCGACACAGGTTCAATGCCGTTGAACGCTATTATCAGCGGTTCATTATATGGTGGTATCCCACGTAATCGTGTTACATTGGTTGCTGGTGAGAGTATGACGGGTAAAACGTTCTTCCTCTTGCAAATCCTTGCAAGAGCACAAAAACAAGGACTTATACCCGTCATATTCGATCCGGAATTTGCAATTGATAAGAAATCTGCAGAGAATCTCGGACTAGATCCTGCCGGTGTCAAGTATGTTCCGAGCTACAGCATTGAAGAGACTCGTAATTCACTTTATAAGTTTCTTACTAAAGCAAAGGAGCTGGGTATTGAGAACAAGTTTATCGTTGCGATTGAGTTGGGTAACTTAGAGAATCAACTTCAAATCTCTCGAATGGAAGCTCCACTTAAGAGTGGAGAGTCTAACACTTCGATGGATATGGGAACTCGTGCACGTGCAATGGGATCTCTTCTTAAGACGTGTACAATTCTCTCAGGATACACTAAAACTACGTTCTTGCTTACTAATCACATTTATGATGACCCGTCAGCAACTTACGAGTCTATTATCAAGACTATGCCGGGTGGTAAGAAAGTTATCTATCTTCCAAGTGTTACGGTTCAGCTAGCACGTAAACCTGAAAAAGGTGATGAAGGTAAGACGATGGATGCGACACTGGCTGTTGGTCAACGTAATTACCCTGGTGTTATTCTTCGCGCTTTGACAGTTAAGAACCGGTTCATTCAGCAGTATATCCAAACTGAAATGTATCTAAGCTTTACAACTGGTCTAGATAAACACTACGGTCTATTGGATCTCGCTGTAGGTTTCGGTAGCGTTATCCAAGGTGGAGCGACATACTCTCTACCAGATGGTACTAAACTTGGATACTACTCTAAGTGGAGAAAAGACGAAGAGGTATGGGCTAAGATCCTACCTGACTTGGAACAGAAGATTAAAGTTGGCTGGGCTTATGGTAAGAAGAGTGATGTTGAAGAGGAGATGCCGGATGAAAGTGAATCTCTTCCAAGTAACGTTGGTAAGAAAGTCAAAGTCGAACTACCAGATGACGAAAAATAATTTATGAGTAAACTAATACTGCAGATGAATGTAGTCGGTGAAGCCGACGGCAAAACGATCATTAAGTCACAGATACCTATTGAGACCTTGAGCAAGATGCTTCAGGCTCATGGTGAACCTGGCGTTAAGGATACGTTGATGGAGATGTGGAGACGCATCGCTGATGATCTGAAAAAACCTTCACCTAAAGCTTGATTTAATCAAGAGGTTTAATATCATTGAAATATGAGTAAATGTGTTATTCCTTTTTCAGGTGGGATGGATTCTACCACGATACTGTATCATGCCATAAAAGAGCATGATACAGTATACGCTGTTTCTATTGCGTACGGTCAGCGACATCTACAACGCGAGATTACAGCTGCTAATAATATACTGAACGACCTTAATAAGGTTTGTAATTCAATCAGTTATAAAGTTCTTGATTTGTCATTCTTTCGAGACGTAGCTAGTATATCATCTCTTACAAACAATAGCATTAATGTAGCTAAAGCGAAAGATGTTATGGGAGACCCGCAAACGGTTAACTATGTACCCTTCCGTAATATGATGATGCTGAGTATCTGCTCAGCGTATGCTGAAACAGTTGGCGCAGAAGTTGTATATCACGGTGCAGCTCAAGCAGATAGCGTTGCTGGATTCTGGGATGGTAGCAAAGAGTTTATTGAAGCTATTAACAATGTAAACATGCTCAATAGACGACACAAGATTAGAATTGAAGCACCACTACTTGATAAGAGTAAGGCTGATATCATTAAATGGGGAATGTCTATGGGTGTAGACTATTCTAAGACATGGACTTGTTACGAAGGAAAAGAGCAAGCTTGTGGAGTTTGTACAGCTTGCTCTTTGAGAATCGGTGGGTTTATGGCAGCCGGTATAAAGGACCCTGTCGAATATTCAGTTAAAATTCCTTGGCCTAACCAGAAGTAATCTGGTTAGGTTCACTTACTACCTCGGCATCGATAGGTTCTTCTGATTTCTTCCTTCTCTTAGATTTACCTTTACTCTTAGCTTTACCGGTAGCTGCTTCAGATTTATTTACAGCTGCTTCTGCTTCTGCTTTCAATGAGTTTAGATTCTGCTGCAGTACGTTAACATTAACAGTTTCTCCACGTTCAGCCTTTTTCTTTTGTGCAGCAGTTAAATTGCTTATAGATCTTTGTAACGATTTGATGGTCTTTTGTAAATCCTCAACCACTTTATTATTATCTATTGTGGTACCACCTATATTACTAGCTTGTGGTCCTGCAGGTCCACCCTGATGTACACTACCTTGTTGACTTTGAACCGTTTCATAATCTTCAATAGCATTAAGAAAAATCTGTCCAATATCACCTGGTATCTCTTGAGAGTATTGAGTTTCACCTAAGATACGTTCAATAGTCTGACGTATGTTAGTTATCTGTTGTCTAGGATTGCGAGCTAGTTCAGATAGTGTTCGAGATGTAGAGGTATCAACTGTTTGTGATTGTTTAAAGAAATCTATAAGTTGCTGGCCTGTCGCACTTACATCCGCTGTTGGTTGAGGTTGTTGAGCAGGCGCTGCAGCTGCAGCAGCATTTGCTACAGCCTCTCTATAAATCGATCTTGCGTCAAATCTTAGCATAAATTAAGTTGGTTGCTGTGCAGGTACTGCAGCTGGTTGAGCTGGCTGAACAGCTTGAGTATTATCCACGGGTACCGCCTCAGGTTGAGGAGCTGGTTGAGCTGTTTGAGTGTTTATCCACGCTTCAAATTCATTATATACTTTAGATACCTCTTCAGGTGTATTCTTCAATAACCCAGTCAGCGTCGGGGATTGATCTGCTTTTAGACCAACATATTTTTCAAAATATGTTACTAGGTTACCTACAGTTACACGCTTATCTCTCTGGGTTCGTAACCACGCTCTAAAGCTATCATAAGCCTTATTAACGTTAGCCTTAAAATCTTTACTCTGCTGTCCACCTACTCTACCTGTGGATGTAGGTGAGAGTTTACTCTGTATAGCCGATCCCATTCTGCTAAAGATGCCAAATGGTTTACCTTCAGTTACAACTTCATATCGTTCCGCAAGTAATTTTAAATCATTATTCATATGAACCTCTTACATCCGTTTTACCACCCATCGTTTGTCTTTCAAGGTCGCTGAAGACATCATCATGGCGCTCATCTTCATCTGGTTTATCTAGAACAGGTATATGTCTCTCATCGTTCTCATCCTCACCACTATCCTCTGTAATAGCACCAATAGCTAGTAAGTCCTTAACAGCTTTAGTAGCGGTATCCCAAGGCATTTCGAGCTTATTAATTAGATCAGCTCCTTTTATAGTAGCACCTTTACCAACATTGCTTATCATGCGATGACGAGCGATTTTTGCTTCCATCTTACGTTCACGGTTAGCTATTTTATTAAAAGCATTATCTGGTACTTCATCCTCAATATAATAGGTATTGCTGAGACTCCATTGAGCACCTCTAGTTATAGCAGATACTCTCGGGATAGCTATATCAGCTTCAGTTTCAACAGCCTTAGGAGCGACTTCAGGTGCTTTTATAACCTCACCAAGAGCATCTAGAATAGCGCTGTCATGCGACGCTCTCTTTATTTTAATAGTAGATGTTCTTACCCCGGCACTCTCTCTAGATTTAATCGGCAATACTCCAATAATATCATTCATTATAACACGCGCAGCATGGCCAGCCGCAGTATTAGCAGCACTTTGCGGTAAGTTACAAACGTCAACTATAATTTTCTTAACCTCTTCCTTAAACTCCTCCGGGTCACCAGGGTAATATAAATCATATTGTCTACCACCTACGCTATGAGGTTCTGCAGTAAATACATTCTTCTTGACTCTATCAAGAATCTGAGTTACCATATCAACAAGATCTCTGCCAGTTTGTTGAGCAGTTTTACCTATTTGATATCCACGAGGAGCAGGTTGACCCTTCTCCATTGGCTGCTTTATAGTGTTTATTTTAGTAGCTGTTCCAGCTGGATCATAATCACCACTATAGACTGGTGACCATTCTTTTAATACAGAGTTGTATTTTTCTGATAGTATTTTATAATCAGTATTCATTTGAGTAAAGCTTTGAAGTATTTATTCTTGATGTTTGTGTATTTGCACGTATAATAACATGTATGAACTTCAAACCATATAGAAAGGAAGGGTAAATCTATTTGCGCTATATTTGCATCCCCAATGTTTTCCGAGTTTAAAGAGCTCTACAAGCTAAATCAGAGTAGAGGTAACGCAGCTCTTGGTGTCTTACTTCTGTCCAAGTCACCACAATGTGTAGGCTATGTAACGTTAAAATTCGAAGGAGTTGTCGACCTCGACAAAGAGCTCGCTGAATATAAGTTAGATGACATATATTATTTTGTCGGTCATACACAAGCACCAACATCCGCAGCCCAATCATTTAATCATAGAACTTCTCACCCGTTTACATACGGATCCTGGATTGTTGCACATAATGGTATATTGACAAATTTTGACAAGCTGAAACAAGATGTACCTGTGGGTAGGTATAATATTGTTGATAGCTCTATAATACCAGCCATGCTGCATCAACGCTGCACCAAATCAGATGATATAACGTCAGTTACGCAAGTCTTAGGTGAGTTAGAAGGTACACATGCAACATGGATATACAATATACAAACACAGAGGTTGTATATCTCGAGGTGTGGTAGTGTACTCTACGCAAATCAAGATAAGTGTGTATTCTCATCTGTACCAACAGAGGATATGGAAGAGTTGCAAGATGGTACGTTATATATTAAACTTGATAAAATATGCAGTGTAAGCAAGTTTAAGAACAATTCACCTTTTTATATAGTATGAAAACAGTAATCATATCAGCTACCAAGTCAAACGACATCAGCAAGACCATCTTGTATCAGAGTCTTCAATCGCTCACTACCAGAAATGTTTCTTTTACATATGAGTTTGAAAAGAACAACTCAACAGGTTTAAGCAAAGTGTATAACAAATATATTGAGCAATATGCAGATCAAACTGATTGTATGATATTTGCTCATGATGATGTCTACATAGACGACGCCTTCTTTATCGATAAAATTGAAGACAGTTTTTGTAACGGTTACGATATCATAGGCGTAGCTGGTGGTGTTTCACCTAATATCAAAGCACCGACATTGTGGCATATAATGTGCGGCCAGGGTAACTTGAGAGGCGCAGCTGGACACTTCAGCCCTGATATGTCTGCGATACAGATTACATCATTTGGTCCAATGCCTGCAAGAGTAGCTTTGCTTGATGGTTTGTTTATTGCTGTAAATACTAAAAAGATTCGTGAAGCTGGTTGGAAGTTTAATGAAAACTACGACTTCCATCTTTACGATCTTGCAAGTTGCTTAGATGCTAATAAAAAGAAGCTCAGAATGGGTGTAATACCAATACATTTGATTCATAAATCACCAGGTCTTACATCGTTCACTGATTGTTTTAATACCAATCAGGCCAAATTTCTTGCGGAATATTCATAATGAATTTAAATTTAGACCAATTTGAAACACTATTGACGTATAAATGTCTAACGGATGAAGTTTATCTTTCATCAATTATAGACCATTTAAAACCTGAATACTTTAAGAGTAAGGAGATTCAAGCTGTACTTGGTATCATTACAGAATTTTATAGTAAGCGTAGCGTTGCACCAACTCTCACAGAGATTCGAAACTATCTATCAACCGAGACACTAAAGAATCAATTTAAAACCGTAGTTGGTTCTTTCACAGGTATAGATAAAAACCTAAACACTGATGAGTTGTATGAGAATACAGAGACATTTTTAAAAGAGCGAGCAGTTTTTCACACACTGTCTAGCGTAGTCAATAAAGTATCAGGTAAAGATGCAATAGACACCGCGGATATTCTAAGCCGTTTTGAGAAATCTTGTAATATATGTCTGAATTACGACATAGGTCTTGACCTCGTACCTGGTATCGGTAGAGTGTATGATGACTTAAAGAGAACAACACCTTATATCGGTACCGGTTGGAAGTGGTTAGACGGTAAACTCGATGGTGGATTTCTTGAGAATGGTAGAGCTTTGTATGTATTTGCCGGTGAAACTAACGTCGGTAAGAGTATATTCCTTGGTAATATAGCTTCAGCTATAGCTTCTACAAACAAAACAGTACTGTTAGTGTCATTAGAAATGTCTGAGATGATGTATGCTAGAAGAATATGTACAAACATCACAAAGATACCTATAAGCAGGCTCCGTGACGAAGCAGATGTACTCAAAGTAAAGGTAGCTGAGTTCGCTCAACAGAAACCAGCAGCTAAGATAATAATCAAGGAGTTTCCACCTAGCACACTCACTGTCAGTAGTCTAAAAGCTTATATTCAAAAGCTGGTTAACAAGGGTATTAAACTAGACGCTATTGTAGTGGACTATGTTAACCTCTTACATTCACCGACGGGTAACAATTCATATGAACGAGTGAAGTATAGTGCTGAGCAACTACGAGCACTTTCATATATTTTTAGTTGTCCGGTTATTACTGCAACACAACTAAATCGTAGTGGTTACGGTATCAATGAACCAAAGCTTGAGACTATATCTGAAAGTATGGCGCTACCAAATACAGCCGACTTTATGTGTGGTATCTGGCAGGATGATACCGATCGACAGCTAGGAGTCATTAAGATGAGCTTAATGAAAAACCGTTTCGGACCCAATTTTGGTACCTGTAATATGAGAATTGATTACGGTACCTTAACAGTATATGAAGATAACGATGTAAGCAAAACAGAATCAAGTAATTCTACTCTATCAACATTAGCAGCCTTGAGCGTTGATAAAGGCAAGTGATAGCATAACTACTTTAACACCATGGCAAAGAACGTATTCATATTTGCAGATAAAGACATGGACGGCGCTGGTTGCGTACTAGCTACTGTCTGGTCTCTACCGAATGTAAATATCAAATTCATATCTGCAGGTGAATACAATTTCAGAGAGGTTTTTACGAAGTGGTGGGCTGATGCGGAAACCCACAATACAACCGATCAAGTATTTGTCTGTGATCTAAATGTAGCTGCCGACCATGCGGATATATTAGATTATGACAAGGTTTGCATTGTTGATCATCATGTCTATAGTAATGATGTAAAGCATCTTTACAAGCGAGCACATCTTTTTTGCGATAAATTAGCCTCTAGTAGTACGCGACTTATGTGTACACTACTCAACAACTATAGTACATTTACCTGGCAACAAAGAAAGCTAATTGATCTGATAGATGATAATGATTCCTTTACACACCTGATACCTGAATCAAGAGATCTCAATACAGTATTCTACTCTCTTCAAGGTGATAAAGTGAGAGCGTTTGTTAATCAATTTAAGACAGGTTTTAACAGTTTTAATTTAGAGCAGCAGAACATTATCAGATTTCACAAATTAAAACTACAACAAACGATTGATAACGTAACACCGTTTAAAGCAGAGCTAGACCTTGGAGGTGCTAAACGCGTAGTATTTTCTGCGTTTGCTGATTATGGTGTTAATGATGTAGCACAGCATCTTATTAAAAATTACGGTGCTGAGATAGCTATTATCATAAACCTTAAGAACAAAACAGTATCGTTCAGACGAAGCAAGACGAGCAATTATGACGTTAGCATACTCTCTAAACAGCTAGTCGGTGGCGCTGGACATGAGAAGGCTGCAGGTGGTGTCATAACTGATAAACTCCTAGCATTTTCAAAACTCTTTCAACCCGCATGAAATTTGACGATTATATTGAAACAGAAGTATTAGAAACCTCTTATCTATTTTTAAGCTTCTGTACTTTTGCCTCTCTCTCACAAGGCAAAAAGCTCAACACTGCTAACGTCTTCTTGTTGCTTCTTCGCAATAAAAACTTACGCAACATTTTCAAGCGTCGTATGGAGATAGATAGTGATTACGAAGCTGTTAGTTTATTTCTCAAATTTGACTCATCATTATACAAGAGCAAATATATCATGAAATATTTAAATAAAGCTGGAGATAAGAAGATAAAGTGATATACTTAGGTAATGGAAAATTTCGAAAAGTATGTTTATAACACTTGGTTGAAGCACTCACGTAAGGGTCAGCCATGGCAGCCTCGGAAAGATTTCTCTGATTTCGAAAATGATAAGAATTATGTACCGTTGATGAAGTTAGTCAGCTTTTTTAGATCACACCCAACAGTAAATGTAGAATGGTTTATTCAAGCACCTTATCTAGTTCACCCTGAAGAGTCATTCTATTTAGACTTCTATATAACTTTCCGTGCTATAACTGCCTATAGTGTCATGACTTCTACTATTGCTAATGAGCAACCAGATAAATTGCTTAGTCATATTGTAGACTCTTTTCAATTCATCAGAGACTTCTGTACAGAAAAGGGAATTACCATAGAAGAATACCTATCATATAAGGCTGGTGTTATTAACGATTTTGTTACTCATTTACTGCAACACAAGACAAACATATACGGTTTATTTGCATTTCCTAACTACGATTCTCAAATAAAAGATTTTTCAAAAGAAGAGCTGGAATTTATACTTGGCTCAAAATTTGTAAACCAATTGGATATGTTCAGGACTCGCTGGCAGACATCGTCCAAAGCTAAAAAACTTTCTGTAGAGTGCTACAAAAAAATTAAAAAAATACTTGAAAAAGAGAAAGAAGAGACTAAGATATAACGTATGACGCTTCTTGTGAAGCTGAAATGCACAACAGAAAAACACAAATAAAACAAAAACTAGTATGAGTACATATACAAACAGCATGTTCGAGAGTATCAAAGGAGCACTTCAGAAAAACGACTCCGGTAGCACACGATACAAAGACCAACTCCGCCTTGAAGTGGGCAATTCCTATACAGTACGGCTTCTACCGTATGTGAAGGACCCAAACAAGACGTTTCTTCATTATTATTCCTTTTCGTGGGCTAGCTTAGCCACCGGACAGAAGCAAATCTTGACGAGTCCGACGTCCTGGGGTGACCCGGATCCGATTGCAGAGGAACGCAACCGTGTCTATCGCAATGGTACCGAAGCAGAAAAAGCGAAGATTAAGGCAATCCGCAGAAGCGAAAACTGGATGGTTAACGTTTACGTTATCTCTGACCCAGTTAACCCTGATAATAACGGTAAGGTTAAGACGATTCGTATGGGTCGCCAGCTTTACAAGATTATTAACGACGCCATGGAAGGTGAAGGCGCAGAGGATATCGGTCCGCGTATGTTTGACTTGAGTGCTGCAGGTTGCAGCTTGGTTATCAAGGTTGAACAACAGGGTGACTATCCGACCTACGTGTCATCTAAGTTCCGCTCAGCCAAGGCTATCGAAGGTCTTGCTGAAACGGAGTTCGAGAAAATCTACGGTTCAGTGCACGACTTGAGTCAGTTTGTTACGACCAAGACGTACGATGAGCTGAAGACGATTCTTAACCAGCACTACTTCTGTATTGGTGTTACAACGCCGCATCCAGTTCAAGATAATATTGCACTGCCTGCTTCCGTAGTTGAATCTACACCTACAGCTGTTGCGCCGGTGGCAGCAACTGCAGGTAGCCAAGACCCACAGCTTGATGCACTGATGGCAACACTCAAGTAAATGAACAATCCTGATGACATGTCATCTGTTGACCCGCTTATTGCACGGCAAATAGCTATGCAGTTTTGCGGGCAACAGATGGGGGAGATGAAAGACCTTAACAGTCGCATAGTTTCATCAAACTCCACTATGCAGCCTGTTAAGGTCGACATCAAAGCTGTGGTAGACTCTGTACCCATCTTTAGAGGTCCACCAGTACAACAGACGCCAGTTCACCAATCAATGAGTCAACCGGCGCCAAGTCTACCACAGCAGATTGTACACGTACCTATGGCACCACCGCAAGTGTTACCACCGGTGGTATCTAGAGATTCAAATCAACTTGAATTGATTTTTGATTATAACGCAGCTCAAGATGTTATTAAGCGTCTTGAACGTATCGAGGCATTAGTTAAACGTATTGCAGAAACAATGCCTCAGCCAAAGCAAAAAAAAAGTTGAACTTCCTTCAAATAGTTCGTAATATATTCGAATGAATTTACATTTTGAAACACCCGGTGTCTTTATAGACTCCTTTCTTCAACCACTAAGTCGTATTACTGATAGTGGTATTATGAAGATCGAACCTTCAAAGATCTCTTGTTTGATTGCTACAGGGGATGGTACTATAATCGTGTATGGTGAATACACTGACCAGTTTAAAGAAATTGTAGATCCACTTACACTGAACATACCTGACCTTAAAAAGCTTCATAAATTGCTTAATCTCATTGACGGTGCTATCGACTTAGCTGTTGATACCAATAGTGTATCGTATGATTCAGATGCAATACGTTTTAAATATCATCTCTTCGAAAATGGTATTATTAAGACACCTTCTCTAAACATGAGCAAGCTAGCTACCATACCGTTTGATAGTAGTTTTAGTATAACGAATGAGAAGCTTCACAACCTATTGAAAGGTAGTACATTAAACCCGGATATTAATAAGATATACCTGTCCTTCAAGGAGAATAAGGTTTACGCTGAGATTACCGATAAGTCTAAGCACAATACTGACAGTTACGCAACACTCATTTCAGAGAACTATACAGGTCCGACAATATCTAAACCCATACCTGTTAATTTTGAAATTATCAGGCTACTTAATAGTAGTAAGATTGCAGAGTTTAAAGCAAAGCTTTCAACGAAACTTAATGTTTTTAACTTTGAATTGATTTCCGATAAAGTGGTTCTAAATTATATTGTATCAGCACTCATCAACTAATATGTCATTATCTAAAAATAAGCTAAAGACGGCAGGTTATGTTACCAAACGTCTCCGCGACAATGGATTTATTGTTCTTAAACTATTCGCGTTCTACTCGAAGACTGATCCACGTCGATGGACTCTACTCATTAACCCGGGTGAGGCTTCATTGTTTATGACGTGCTATCATAATCTAGACAATATTGACGAGTTTCAATTTGAGTTGAATGATGGTGGAACAAGATTCCCGAGAAATTATTCAATCAAGACCGACAGCTTAGAAGTTATTATTGAATTCCTGATTAATAAAGGTGTCACAAATAAAGACTACTGGCCTGGTAAAAATAAGTTTGTTAAAAGCAGATTAAATACTATTGATGAGCAAAAAACCCAACTCCAAGGCCAAGAAGTCAACGGCTGCGACGAAGAAAACTCTCAAGGTAGCAGCACTGCCACCAGCTCCGTGTGAGATAGTAGCAACCACGAGCAGAGCGACAAATGATAATTACGAAACTCTGATGACAATATTGTCAGAGTTTTTAGATTGTTATATTATTCTAGGTTTTAATACAGAGGGTCAAGATGTGAGAATCGCTTTTTCACACAACACCAAAGAGGCTTGCAGTCTCTCAACTCTTGTTAATGATTTTGCAGCTCAGCTTCGTGAACCACCCCCACAGTCACCACCAGAAAACAGTTGATTAATAGCGAATACGAGCTATTATGTAAATGTGAAAACTGTTATTATCCTTGGTAAAGGGTATGTGGGGTGTAAGATGAGTGAAGAACTATCTAAAGCAGATAGCTCTTTGAACGTCATTAATATATCTGCTCGTGTACCCCAGACAGATTATACCAGTCGACAAGTCTTTGATACAATTCTGAGCGAGCATACCAATGGTGATCCACTCATCGTAATAAATTGTTCTGGTCCATCAGAAGTTAAGCTAGCAGATGACATAAAGTATGGTTTAGAGTTACCTCTTATGTTAGACGAAGTATGTGCCTCTCGAGCTGCAAAATTTATACACTTGGTAGACGCTTCGATATACAGAGGTCATAATACACTGTTTACAGAAACTGATAAGGTAACCGACGCTGGTGAGCAAACATCTTTTAAAGAGATGATTAAGTGTATATGTGAAAATATCCTCTCAGAAAGAGGTGACGCTATCATACTCCGTACAAAAAATTTATTCGATGATACTCGTAACAAACGCAATTTTATTCAACAGGTTCTAAACGGTTCATACAGAGAAACAGACACGTGTGAGGATAATTACACTAGTTTAATTGATTTTTCTATATTTATTAGTAGGCTTCTATCTAGAGATGCAGAAACAGATTCTGGTATATACAACGTAGTTAATGAAGGTATAATGACTCCTCGCACTATAATAATGCTATTGCGTACAGCTGGGTATAGCCACCATGATTGGCACCACGGATCAGCTCGAGCGACCAAAAATAGCAGTATCCTATCGACGAGCAAAATAAAAAGTATGGGGCTTGGTTTACCATCAGTAAGTGAATCTTTACAGGATTGTATTAATGAAATCAAAAATCCAACAACTGCTAACGTACCGTGATATTCACCCAAAAAAGCGTTACTCTTATGCCGTAACTGCTGGTGTTTTTGTCGGGGAGATATTGGTTTATACTGAATCAACACCAGAGAATCATTATTTTCTTAGCATACCTAAGATGGTTAATAGAGAGGTACCTGTTGAGAAGTTTAGAGAAGCTTTAACGTGTAAACTAGTAGATATTGTCGAGAAATTACCAAAATCTGTCTACAAAGTGTGTTATTTGCAGTATAAAAAGAACAATCCACCACTAAGTAATCATACATGAATGCACCAACAATTAAGCCGATAATTATCACATCACCGATTAGTGGCCAGCCCTGCAGACCGACGCTAGCTACCTATATTCGCGGTGGTAAGAAGATTACTGAAGCTTCTTATATTGACCCCGCTTCAGGTGCCTTTATTAGAAAAGGTATTGTTAGCGTTGAGGATGTCGCAAAAGAAGAGAAGAAATAACTCTTGCACTTCTATTAGATACTTCGTATAATTCCAGGGTGAGTTTACCTGAGGAATATATAATTCAGAAATTCTTTTCTTACAATGGTGGTGTAAAATATCTTAAGCACCAGCATGTATATCAAGGATCATGTTACATCTGTAAAGAAGGTAACTCGTGGCTAAAAAAGAAGCGTTGTTACTATCTCACTAAGGAAGATGCAATTTGTTGTCATAATTGCGGGTGGTATAGCAAACCGTTAAAATGGATAATGGAGGTAACAGGTTCATCATATGCTGAGGTGATGAAAGAAGCAAAGACTTTTGAGTTCATACCAAAAACTTTAGAAGATACTGTTAAGGTTAAACCTAAGATAGCGGAAAAACTACCACATGATTCAATAAATCTTCTCGATAAATCTCAGGTAATGTTCTACAAAGATGTTCCAGTGGTTCGAACGGTTATAAACCTAATGATGAAGCGTAGGCTTGCTACTGCTATTAATAGACCGAAGGGTTTATACGTCAGTTTAACAGATAAGGTGCATGCCAATAGGCTTATATTACCGTTTTATAATGAGGTCGGTGATGTTGTATTTTATCAATCTAGAGGTGTACTTGATACTGATATTGCAAGCAGACCGAAGTATATCAGTAAAATCGGTGGCGACAAAACACTCTTTAATATCGATAAAATCACCAATGATTTTGATAGTATTTTCATTTTTGAAGGNCCTATAAATTCGTTCTTTTGTATTAACGGTGTAGCTGTTGGAGGTATTCAAGAGAAGAGTTACAACANCTACACACCTATGCAGGCGAANCAGATACAGAAATATCCATTACATCGAAAGATATGGGTATTAGACTCTCAATGGATAGATACCGCTAGCGCAAATAAATCACAGCGATTGATTGAATCAGGTGAGTCGGTTTTTATATGGCCGAAAGACAAAGGTACCAAATATAAAGATTTTAACGATATTGCTATTGCAGAGGGTATAGATAAAATTGACCCCCAGTTTGTATTTGATAATACACACCAGGGGTTAAATGCTAAACTAAAGCTAGCTGAGATATTAAGAGTTAGAGGAGATAAGGTACCCCTTCATTGACTCAGATAGAGAGCTAAGCTCAGCTGCGAGACGGGATATCTTCTTCTTTTCACTGCGAGCAATGTCATCAAACATGGTATCACAACCAGCTGCATGAAGCTTTGATTGCAGAGAATCAGGTGTTGGCGCATTAAGAAATTCAATAAAATTGTCAATCGTAGCAATCCACGCTTTAAGNTCACCTATCTGTTTATGCTTATGTTCGTCGTTCTTCTGGGGTGGTGTNGGTACATCGTAATCTTCAGCTCTTGCACCACTATCGAGAGAATTCGCCATAGCTGCGCGCTCAGCATTATCAGCATTACCGACGTCTCCACTAGGGTTAGGAGCGGCATCAACAACTGGAGCATCCTGCTCCAAAGCGAGTATAAAGCGATCTTGGTATTTCATTGTAATTATTTATATCTAGCCATGCTAAAATAGGTATAAATAATTCGGTGAATAGAACTACTGCACTCTTTGAAGATACAACAATGGCATATAATAGATGGGTACAGGGTATCGCATCTAGAGAACTTGCTTCGACACGTGTAAATGTACCACAGGTTTTAAACAAACAACCTATAGTCGACAAAGCACCGAAGACGATGCACCCAGTTTTAGACAAGACACCAGAAATTGTTGGTAGTCTTATACTAAATCTGACCAATCTNAGTCAGAAAGTCGACCTTGCTCTTAACTCTAATTTAGTAAAGAGTGAACGGAAAAAGGAAACACTCATTAGACTTCAAAAGAAGATAAAGAAGAATTTGAGATATGTTAGCACATTTATTACTGATTTCGAGAGTCTATCTTGATTTCGCGTAAAAATGTCGTAAAATATCTGCATGATTAAAAGAGCAATATTCGGTCTCCTCATCGTTACTACTATTAGCGCTCTAGTAGCATTCGTATTTTCATCNGGTACATTATCATTCCTTAGATGGTTTATAGGTACATTCGTATTCCAGTTTATACTTCAATATGTGATTACACTGGTGTTAGATGCAAGAATCGGTTCGAAAATTAAACAATTTGAACAACAAACTGCAGAGCTTTTAACTAAAAATGAACAGCCAGTGGCTTGTCCATGCCCTGTAAAAAACGTACAATTGGTATCTGTAGATTTCTCTAATCCAGTAACATACAAGTGTTCACAGTGTAATAAAGATATCAAAGCTTATACTGAGATCACATCTGTTTTAGCAACAGTGCCAATTGATAACAAAAAAGTTCTCAAAGAGAGTCTTGATAAGCTGAATAGTGAAGTAACGAAAAAAGAAAAGGATGTATATGCTCACTCTGCAACAAGCGACCAGTGAAGTTGATCTAGCAGTACTTAAATCTGCTAATAGAGAAATNTATGAGGCTTATAAAAAGGGCCANGANAGCATGCGTAAAGTATTCACAAACGACGCAGAATTTGTTCAATGCTTTTTAAAGTCNTTTTTTGAGTATTATTCAACTATCATTTTAACACTTCCAGAAGCCGATAGAGTTATAGAAACTGCNAAACTTAGGCTTGCACAAGAGCAGCTAGAAGCCATAATGAAAATATTTGTTTTTAATAAGAATTATCTTGATAAAAACTTATTTCTGTTCTATACTCTAGCCTATGTCAACGACATTGTTAGAAAACAAAGTGGTAACGCGTAGTAAACAAGGTATAGCAACATACGACCTAGATGAGTATTGTAGATGGTTGTGCTTACTTGAAGCAATCGAACATATCGATTACAAAGCTAAAGAATTAGACTTCGACTTAGATACTGATAAAACATGGGTACAACCTCTAGCTCTTCAGAAGTATATTAGAGAACGATTCCTATCTATGAAGTTTGATGTGGTTTCACAGCTCGGTGGAGATGTTAGTGGTATTACACTACCAGTAAAATAGCTAGTTAGTATCCACCGTAGACGTTATCGTTTCCGTTGGTTTGCGAATAGTCAAATACGTTGGTTTTATTATCCGTATTAACGTCATAGCTATACGTCTTGGCTGCACCGGAAACACCAGCTTGTAATGTATCATCATATACCTGCTGGTTAACTGTTTCACCACCACTCAAACCAGGTTCGAATGAGTATTCGAATCGCTTAGCTTTTATGAGCCATACATAGTGACCTGCAAGTGCATTTATTTGAGCTATGTCCTGATCTAGCCGCTGTGTTATCTCATATATGTTACCGCTTCGGCCACCGACACGGTCAGAACCGTATTCAGACATACGAAAGATATCACCAGATTTAGGTTCTGCATTAACACCAAATACAGCATAGAAAGAGCTGATGTGTATAAAACCTGTAAGCTCATCATCACCAACTAACCCCCATTTGCTGAGCATTAGAGCATTTTCGTTGAGACTTATACCCAACACGATAGATTTAGGAGCATCGTATTGTTGAGTAGGTTGTTCACCGTATAGGTTATCTGCAGATAGGGTAGAGTAGCTGTGTTGTTGATACTCTACCTTTTGACCGTATAGATTAAGCTGTTCTCTCCAGTAGCTACTATAAAGTGCACGCTCACATGCAGAGTTATCTTTATCTGTAAACCTATTACATAAGTTATCAGTTGGCGCTGTCGGGTAAACAATGATTTCTGGGCTACCTATACGACCTAACATATTATTTGTTCTTTGTTAATACAAACTTACCGTCTCTGTAACTTAGCAATATACCTGTATTGCCTAATTTAACAGGTTTAGCTATAGACAACCTAAATCTAAACTTGTCATGTAATTCGTGTATATCCTTCTGAGTTAAAAACTCTGTACGTGATGTACCATTCTTAATGTTTAGGAACTTGATATTTTCATCAGTTTTAGTCTGATGCATCTTTGGCACAAATCGTCCAGGAAACTTCTTTGAAATTCGACTAAGAGACTTCATGTGGCGTCTCTTATCCTGACCCGTTTTGTAAAAAGACTTAAAGTTTAACACAGAATTATTTAATAAAAAAAGCCCCGGCTAATGCCGGGGCTTTAAGAGCAATTAACTTAATGGATTACGTACCAATCTGACGACCCTGTTTAACGTTGCCGTTGGCTACGTTCTTCTTAGGATAGGTCATACCCTTGTTCATACGTTCCGGGCTGATCAGCGGATGAATACCGGTTTCGGTATTACCAACCTCGTCCGTAACTGTGGCTTTAGCCTTACCACCAGCTACCTTGCTAGCATGGCCGGGAACGACGTTCGCCTTACCTTTTGGGCTCGTTGGCTTTGTATTTGGAAGCTCCTTCATTTCTGTGGCTTCACCGGCGACTTCCTCTTCGTCTTCACCCTTCTTCTCTTCGTTGTCTTCAGAACCACCATCGGCGTTGTCAAAATGTTCACCCTCTTCACCTTCACCCTCGGCGCCAAAATGTTCACCCTCTTCGCCTTCACCCTCTTCCTGCATATCAAGCTGGTCGAGCAAATCGCGAATCTTGCTGATGATCTCAGCTGGGGTCAGCTCTTCTAATTCACCACCCTCGCCTTCACCTTCGCCACCTTCATGGCCATATCCTTCATGACCGGATTCTGGTGCGGCGGAGATATCATCGATTGTTTCGATGTCGGGGTTTTCAAGCTGGAGACGGCCATTAAGAACGTCACTTACAATTTTATCAAAGCTTTTGCTCATATGATTATTTATATTCTTATTCTCTGTTTTTTCTGATGATAGGGAAAATTTTGATTCTGCTTTGGTGGCTGGTTTAAATCCAGATGCACCCTCAGGACCAGTCTTCTTACCAACAAACGGTGCCTTCTTCTTTTTCTTGGTAGGTTTACCCTTAACACCTTCAAAGGTACCTTTAGGTGGGAATTTGTTCGCTTTTTCGGTTATAACCTTATCAAGCATGTTACCGTAGAGCTGGTTTATTTCAACTAAATAGTTGCTGCCTTTGTGTTTCATCGTAAGTATTTATATGGCCAGTGCAAAAGATAATCAGTTTTATTTAGGAAACCCTAATTTACCTACACCTGGAGCTACCTTTAATTATGAAGAGCATCCAGAATGGGTAGAAGATCTAGAGAAGTGTCGTAAGAATATATTGTATTTTGCAGAAAACTTCTTTTGGATTGTTAACCTAGATGAAGGTAAAACACAGATAAAACTAAGACCTTACCAAAAACGCATCTTACGCGCTTTAAGAGATAATCGATTTATTATAATGTTAGCAAGTCGTCAAGCTAGTAAAACTACATTGATGACAATATACGCTCTTTGGGCAGCATGCTTCTTTGATGATCAACGAATATTGATTGTAGCTAACCGTGAAGCAACTGCAGCGGGTATATTTAAACGTGTCCGTGTGGCGTATGAACAGCTTCCTAACTATCTTAAACCAGGTACAGTTGAATATGGTAAAACTTCATTAGCTTTAGGTAACGGTTCTAGTATCGGTATATCAACTACGAGCACAGGGTCTGGTCGTGGTGAATCTGTAAACGTTCTAATTGTTGATGAAATGGCGCACATCGAAAATGGTATTATGCAAGAGTTCTGGGAATCGGTATACCCTGTAATTTCATCTTCTAAAAAATCTAAGATATTCGTAGCATCTACCCCTAGAGGAGCTGGTAACCTATTCCATTCCTTGTATGAAGGTGCTGTCAAGAATGATAATGACTGGCATCCAGAGCGAGTTGACTGGTGGGAGGTACCAGGTAGAGATGAAGCTTGGAAGATAAAAACTATAAAAACACTTGGTAGTGAATCTGCATTTAATCAAGAGTTTGGTTGTGAGTTTCAACAGGCCGGTGAAAGCGCTATTAACGAAGAGCTGTTTAAAAAGCTTGTATCTGAATCTAGAGCTCCTTTATATGTATTTGAAGATGGGAAATATCTGCTATGGGATAAGTTTAAACCGGATCATTTATATGCAGCAGGTGTGGATGTTAGTGAAGGTGTAGGCGAAAACGCTAGTGTTATACAAGTGATAGATATCACAGATTTAAAGGATATTCAGCAGGTTGCAATCTACAAAAATAAGAANATAAACCCCTTACAATTTATACCTAAGTGTCACGAAATATTACAACATTGGGGATCGCCACCTGTATTAATTGAACGCAATAACTGTGGTGGTCAAGTCGTAGATCAACTAAAAACAACACTAGAATATCCAAGTGTTGTTAACTACGGTCCTGGTGCTGCCGGTACAAGCTACAATCGTAATGGTATCATGGCTCATACAAACACCAAATATAAAGGTGTTATGAATATGAGGTATTACATAAACGAATTAACGGTAGTAAAGCTTCGTGATGTAGATACTATAAACGAGTTGAGAGGTTTTATTAGACATGCTAACGGGACATGGTCCGCAAGACCCGGTGCTAATAGCTTAGATGATACTGTTATGAGCCTTGTATGGGCTCTAATGATATTAGACTCTGACATAGTTGAGAATTACTTTAATGTAGTACAAGTAGATGATAATAAAAAACCGTTATTACTCGAAGCATTCAATAATGGTGCAGTTCGCAAATATATAGACCCACTAAAAACTTTAGGTGTTAGTCAGGATACAGATAATACAGGAGGTGTGATGCCTTTCCTGTTTAACGATTTTGGTGGGAGCTCTGAGCTCGAAGTCTTCTCAAGACAGCAAGACGTTGCCGCTCAAGTAGATAAGGAAGATTTAGATAGAAACGGCTGGAAACCTTTAAATACTTACTAGAATGCCACAACAATTTGTACAAGCACCGCTTAACAAGCAACGCAAAGACAAGTATCTTATAGTGATACCTGTACCTAAGGGATTGCGAGAGATGGTCGGCGGTTCAAGCGATCGCGCTAATTCTAAGATTATACCTGAAGCGCTTACAATGTCTATATATGGTAGCGTTACACCTGATATCGTTGTACCACCACTTACTCAAGGATATGCTGGTCAACATTACAGTGTATCATCTCTTGCTCGTGAAGCATATCCACCGATGAATATTAATTTCACAATTGACAACAGGTTTAACAACTGGTGGGTTATTTATAAGTGGTTGAATATATTGAATGACGAGAAAAAAAGCGAGTACGATACCAAGAATACCACAGATGTACAACATAAGAACGAGGTGTCGTCACAATATTACATGACCAATATCTCTATTTTCGCTTTAGACGAGTATAACAAGCGTGTTATCGAATTTAAATATCATCTTGCCTATCCGACAAAATTAGGTGGCATAACTTTCAGTGACCGAGATCCAGGCGAAGCAGAAGCTACACTTGAATTTGCTTATAGCCAATTTACTGCGGAACTCGTTGAGAGTGTGGAAAGTTTGTAAATTGTTTAAAAAGCGTTTTTAAAACGCATAAATAATTTACAGATATTATGGCAACAGTTACATCACTTCGATCACCAGGTGTTCAGCTCTCTGAAATTGATCTTTCATTGAGTCCCGTTCTAAATAACGCGACTACTGTATTTGTCCCTGGTTTCGCACCAACGGGACCGGTTAATGACTCCATCCTGGTCTCTGGCTTGACCGAGTTCCAGCAGATATACGGGCTACCTACAAATGGCGCTGAAAGATACTTCTACCACACTGTTAGGGCTGCTTTGAATAGTCCTGCAAGTGTCGTAGTTTCTCGTTTACCTTACGGTGATTCTTCACTTTCTGCTACAGGTTCAACGATCGGTTTACTTGCTTATCCGGGTTATTGGGTTGATACTACAGATGCAGCATCCGTTACAGCAACAAGTTCTTGTACATATGCTGCAACTGGCGGTACCTATGTTCTAGGTAAACCAGCACACTATAACCTAACCAGAGAACAATTTGACGAATTTAAACAGGGTAGCTTGTTCTCATACCAATCTGCAGGCACAACATCAGATTATCTATCTGGTGAGTCAGCACTTAACGGTTCACTCTCATCTCTCGGATTTGCAGCTCTTATTGTCGCAAATCAATCTCAATCGATTATTAACTCGATGTATGAAGGTTATTATATTGGTATTGCAGACAATACCAATCTTAACCCGGCATGTGATTTTGATACAATTGGACACATCAAGACTGTTGTAAATCACAACCAGGGTGTAACTAACTACCTTGGTGTCCCAGCTCCGCGTATTTCATTCCCACTTTCTGCTACATCCATGGGTGTTGACGGCAGCTTATCAGAACAGCTTGAAAGCAGCATCCCAAGCTTTGATATCTATAGCGGGCGCGAATTTGATGATACGATTATTGTTGGCTTATTCAAACTCTCTAAGTTTAATAGCTCTTCATCGAGCATTCAGTTGCAGTTTAGCTTAGAGGAAGGTTACGTTGGTTCTCTTGATAGCCAGCGCCAGATTAACACTGAAGACGGTAGCCCAGCTACAAGCTTCAGCATTGAGACGGTTGTTAATAGCTCTAGCCCAAATCTGATAGTTAAGGTTAACCCTTACTTGTCTCGCATTGTTAATGGTCAAACTTATCTGCAGCCAGATGGTACACCAGCTGTGAAGATTCGCTGTGCAAATGCAACACTTAACAACAGCGCATTGTTTGCAAATAATGCTACGAATCGCTCAACGATGATTGGTTTCGATAACAAGGATGTAGTAACTGAAATCATAGATATAAATGGTAGCACAAATGCAATCTACCCAGTAGGTTCGTATTATTCCGCTGACATTACAGATAAGAGAATTGGAAATGTACCTCTTAAGTTGCAGACAGTTCTAGACAATCTGCTCAACGTAGACCTTTACCAGCTCAATGTTGCTTGTGAAGCAGGTCTAGGTACGGTATATGCGTGCTCTAAGACAGCCACTGCATCCGCAACTGAAGCATTCGATGATTATGCATATGTCGATGTATCAGCTCTGTCAGCATTTGACGGTACACCGGTAGTTAACGACCTTGTTACAAACTATCAGGCAGTTGTAAACACGCTGCAGAGTTTTATTGAAAACAGCGCACGTAGAGATTTGCTTGGTATTCTTGATCCGCTTACACCTATATTAGTACAGTCTAACTCGGTGAAGACAATCAAAAACATCGACTCTAACTTCACGCAGAGTATCTTGTGGCCGCTTAAGAATCTATACGCGCCATACAATACCAGCTACCTTTGCAGCTTCCCACAGGTTGTGAGAATTGCCGATGCAGCAACTGGTAATCCAATCTGGGTACCATTCTCTGGTTACATGGCAGCGATCCTTGCGAACATGGATACATATTACACTCCATGGTCTGCACCGGCTGGATTCACTCGCGGTGTTGTTACCGGTGTATCTGATCTTGCTTACTACCCACGTCAGAAGCAACGCGATCAGTTGTATACTTCAAACTTCAACCCTGTAACGTTCTTTACAAACGAAGGTTTCGTAATCTACGGTCAGAAGACGTTGTTGAAGAGACCGAGTGCGTTTAATCGCATTAACGTCCGCCGCTTGTTCTTGAACTTGGAAATCGCAACACGCGAAACGCTCAAGTATTACGTGTTCGAACCGAACACGTTGTTCACACGCACACAGGTTATCAACTCTATTACACCTATCTTCGAAAATGCGAAGAACACACAGGGTGTATACGATTACCTGATTATCTGCGATGAAAGAAACAATACACCGGCTGTAATCGATCAGAACACAATGATAGTTGATATCTATATCAAGCCGGTAAGAACGGCTGAATTTATCCTAGCAAATTTCTTTGCAACTCAAACAGGTGTTAACTTCCAAGAAATTATTGGTGGTTAATAGGTTGCAATTGCGATTTAAATAGGAAAAGTAGATACAGCTACATAAATAATTGTACATATGGCAGACGTAAGTCAACTAATCACGGATTTTTATAAGGTAGCGCAAAATCGCGATTTTGCTCGCGATATTAACTTTCGTCTACTTTCTATTACACCAGGCGATGCATCAGCAATAACGTTTAATCAAGACGACCTTGTCTACATTAAAACCGCTACGCTTCCAGGCAGAGCGATTACAAACGTACCAGTTCCGTATATGGGACTGAAGTTTAACATTCCAGGTACCGCTTCTTATCCAGGTAGTGAATCTTACGAATTGAAGTTTTATTGTGATGCTAAATCAAGACTTCGCCAGCAATTTGAAAGATGGCAGCGTGATATATTTGACGATGCTACCTCAACTGGTAACTACTTCACACCTAAGCAGAATTCAACGATTGACATGGTTCAGCTCGATTTCCAAAATAATCGTATTGCACAATATCAATTAGTCGGTGTCGCCGTTAACGATGTTGGAGCTCTTTCATACAACATATCAGACGGTACAGGTGCTACAATTGAATTTACTGCAAAGATCAGCTATCATTACTGGACACGGAAATAATCCGTACGATATCCGGTAGCTGTTTTATTAATACTGCATAAGTATTTCTATGAACAACCCCTTCTCTTCTGCGCTATCGGAGCTCGGAAATAATATTGGCAAAATAAAATCAGGGGAGAACTCTCTTTTCGCTCCACAAGTTACCGAGCTATTTGGTTTTAATGTTCAAGGTGTACCTTTAATCAGTTCTCGAGATTACTTCCTGACTCAAATGGAGTCTTGGTTTACGTCAATACCACTTCAAACACAGTGGATAGTATTGATAAACCCATATCCTAAATGCGTTAATACTTCCATTCTCCAAGGACTTGAACGTACGGAAGGCAATAGCAAAGCATTTGATCTAAACAAAGCTAAGAGTATATTAACATCTTACCCTCTACAGAAGGTTACAGGTTGCATTTTTGCTCAAGGTGTCAACTTACCCGCAGAGTCGTTTGATGTTGAATATGTAAACGTTGAGAACAACAGAGGTTTCACACCTGCACCTATCACATCTAAGCGTGCTAACCCCGGTCAGCTTACAATGGACTTCCTGGAAACAAATACATCGTTTACAGATTTCGTTATTAGGCCATGGATTATAGCAGGTTCACATTTTGGCTTTGTTGCTCGTGACCCAAAGGATAAAGTAGAAGCTTCAAAGAATGTAAGAACAACCGTTACAATATTACAATATACAAGAACATATCAACGCGTCTCAATGATACCTCGAAAGATATGGACCTTTTATAATTGTGCACCTATTAATATTGGAGATCAGTCTCTAACGTATGATTCTGAGGCCTTTACAGGTGGTAGAGCGTTTCACCAAACACGCTGGGTGTATTCACACTATACAGTAGAAAATAATTTGTATCTACCTCTTGCAAATATAATTAACAGAATATCTAACGGTCAGTTACCAAGTATAACAACGCTGCAGCAAGCAGGCGGTATAGCTGGTATTAACCCGGCTGGTTTATTCTAATCACCTTCTCCACCTTCATCAGGTATATCAATGTTTATATCACCACCATCATTGAAGCCGCTATCGTTAAACATTGATTCATCAGCATTTAAACCATCGAGAGCACTTACTTGGGAGCTGGCTGGGTTTGTTCCTGGGTCACTCATATACCGGTATTTATTGACTTAACCAAAACCAGCAATAATTAATTCTGTGAAGTTTTATAGTGAAATAACATTACCTGAGACTGGCGAAGTATGCAAAATACAGCAAGTTCCATTCTCGGCTTATTATGAGTTGAATAAGTTCATACAGAACAATATAGACAGTCATATTGAAATTGCGTTCATAGATCTGCTTACAACATATACAAACAAAAAGCATTTTACTACCTTAGATGCATTCGTTGCTTTGTTGTTCATGCGTATTATTTCAGTTGGGTCTACTTTAAAATTGGTATCTGATCGTATACAATACGAAACAAAACTGGTTGATACTCTACAACGCTTCTCTGATATAAAGATAGAACCGCAAAAAATTCAAATAAACAACGACATATTTTTCAATATAAAGACACCAGCAAAACTGTTTAACATAGACACCGAAGATTTTATCTACAGCGTTGACGTTAAGGGTGAATGTACAATCTTAACTACCGACGAGCGAAAACAAATAATGGAAATGCTGCCAGCTACAGCTCTAGAGACTCTTATATCATATAGTGATATTGTTGAAAATATTCTCAGCAAGATATTTGTTAGAGTAGTAGATAACAACATAGCTTGCAGCTTGCAGGATGATGTACTGTTTGAACTACTTAAACTACTATACAAAGATGATATATTAGCCTGTCAAAAGAAACTATTACAAGCTGTTCACTACTTTGGAGTGGAAGCTGAATATGTAAATAGTTTACCACCCGCAGAAGTAGATATCCTAATGAGTATAATAGAAGCTCAGGAAGCTAAAGAGAATAGTCAGAGCTCATCAGGTAGTATACCTATACCGTCAAGAGTTCATGGCAGCTCACCAGACGCTTGATAAAGAAATACACTGTCCTAAATAATTTCCATGAGTGATTTTAATAAAATACTGAGCGCTGTAAAGGGTGCAGTAGACAGCCAACACGTTAATATATTCGTACCATCGGCTAATAATCAAATTCTGTTCAGACCACTCACTGCAAAGCAGCAGAAAGACTTGGTGAAGACAGCTGTAGATACAAACCTAGGTGCTATTACTTTTCAGGATGCGCTCAATAACATTCTTACGACTAATTGTCTTCTACCTCACGCTATACTCGTATCAGATCGTCAATATCTAACAGTTATGCTTAGAGCACTAACTTTAACTCCGAAGTACGTTGATAACAATGTAACTTACGATTTGCTAGCACTCAAAAACAATAATACACCGCTAGCTGATGATCTCAAGGCAAAGACTATAACCGTCTCTGATTTTATTATTAAGTGTAAGGTACCTACTCTTAAGCAAGATTCTATCTATAACGGTGTAGTGCTTAAACAATCAGCGGAGAAAAAAGATAATGCAGAAACATTTGGTGATCTGTTTATCTACGAAGTTCTGAAGTACGTTGAGCGTATTGAGTGTCCAAGCCTGCAAATAAATGTCGCTATGAGTGAGCTTTCTATGCATCAGCAGTATCAACTAATAGATAGTTTACCTGCAACTGCGTACAACGAAATTGTCGACTATATAAATAGCGTTAAGACTTCTGAAGAGAGTCTCTTTAAGATTGATAACGTTACTCTCAACATTGATGTTGACCAAGGGTTCTTTACACCATAATACCTAATAAGTATTATTGATGGACGCCGAACTCATATTAAAAGTAGACAGAGTTATCGAACTGCTTAGCAGTATATCTAAGTCTGCCATTGCTGCTGAAAAGAAAGCACCTAAAACTTCAGGTGCAGATGCCTTTAAGGCTAAGCTTGCAGCTGATAAAAAAGAAAAAACAGGTGCACCTGGAAAGAGTGATAAACCACGCGAAGTTATCAAACATGACACCCTCGTTGAAGTAGATGCTTATAGTGATAATGCTAAAAAGTTCTGGAGTGAACTATTTGACAAATATTTTAAGCACGATGAATCAAAGAAGAAACCTGCTGAAGACGGTGGAAAAACTAATTGGTTAAAAACACTCCTAACACTTCTTGGAGGAGCTCTGTTAGGAATATATACACTGTTCAAAGAAAAAATTCAACCATACTTAAAACTAGCGTGGAATGCTATTAAAGGGTCTCTTAAGTTACTCAAATCAGGTTTTAACAAAATAGTTGGCCTTATAAAAGAGGCTTGGATAGCTATCAAAGAAGGTAAGATTGGTGAACTGTTTAAGAAAATTGGAACGGCAATAAAAAACTTCTTCGGGAAATTAAAAACAAATATTGTAAAGCAACTAGGTAAAAGTAAAGTAGGTCGCTTTATTTTGAGAGTATTTGAGTCTATCGGAGAAGCCTTTACCAAGTTTGGTAAAAGCATAATGAAGGTAGTAAAGAGTTTTAAGTCTAGTAAATCGGTAGGGGTAATAGGTAAAATTTTTAAAGCTATTGGTAAGATTTTTAGAGCGTTTGCCAAAGGTGCTAAGGTAGGTCTCAAAACTGGCGCTACAGTAATCAAAACTATCATGAGGGTTTTGAAAATGGTATTCAAGGCTTTTGGTGGTGTTGGTAAGATACTCTGCAAACTATTACCTGGTATTAAGATGATTGGTAGAGTTATAGGTAAGCTGTTCGTACCACTGACAATCTTAATGGCTGCATGGGATGTTGTTAGCGGTTTAATATCTACAGTTCAAAAAGAAGGTCTATCATTTACCTCTGTGCTTAAAGGTCTCGCAGTAGGCTTAATAAAAATGTTTACTCTGGGCTTCTTAGACTCAGATAAAATTCTTGGTGGTCTCAATACAGCTATAGAAAAGCTTAGTGATTGGTTTGTTAGTATCTGGGAGTTTATAACTAACATACCTAAGATGGGTAAGAAGCTCCTTAGCAATATACCTGGCATCGGTAGATTCTTTAAAGAAGAGAAGAGCAATGAAGAAGTTCTGCAGGATAAGCTCGCAGCGCAGCAGAAGCGTAAAGGTGAAAAATCAAAAGGAGCTCCAGCAACAGAAAAGAAAGCTGAATCCGATGGAAGTATTAAAGACCCTGACACTGGAGAGGTTTATAGTAAGCAAGATTTAGAAGGTAAACCTAAAAAGGTTGCTCAAGACTTTGTGAGTAGGCCTGGCAAAGAACCTTTATACTTCACCGGCAAGGATACTGTATTTGGAGCAAAGAGTGGAGGACCTATTGAAAGCTTGTTGGCAAAATCCGTAGAGGGTAGCCAGCAAATCGGTCAGAGTACATCGGCTGCAATTGCAAAACAGGCAGCTCTTCTTGAGATCAACAATAAATTACTGAACGATATACTCAACGTATTGAGCGCTGATGGTAAGAAGAAAGGTGGAACAGTTGTCGTATCTAGTCAAAACAATAACCTTGTTATGGGTGGAGTAATGGCACCCACAAAATTTAGAACTAACGCCGCATCTTAAGTATCTGTATGGCCAATTACCTATGGCAATTTACAACATCGAGCAACGCCGCTGACCTCACACCGGTTATTACACCAGTGAACACCGGTACCTCTTTCACTGCTCCAATAGATGTTGTAAACGAATTTTATTGGACTAACTCTAAACTAGGTACACAAGCTGGTGGAAGACAAGAGGTACCTACTCTGATCTTAAAGGAGCGAACTGTTAAGACCAACTCGTTCGTCGCTCAAGCTTTATACTCTACAGGTGCAATTGGTGATAGCTTAGGAGCTCTTGGAGTTGATACACCACTAAAAGATGTTGAAGCATTACTCGCTAAGGCTAAGAACGCAGTTAAAAGTGCATCAAGTGCTGTAACTGGAGCTCTTGGCAACGGTACGATCTCAGCGGCTACCTCTACGGTTGCTGAAGAGATTGTCAAGGGTATAAGCAGCGCTCAGGATGACCCGTTGTTTCTTAAAGACCCTTGGTTAAGACCGTACAAAGGTCTGTATCTAACAGAGCCAACCGGGTGGATTTATTATCTACCGTTCATCTCAGCTAACAAATATCAATCTACATCTAACAATTGGGGTGATAGCTCTGGACAATCTGGTGGTCAAATGGTTCTTGGAGCTTATACGAGCATGATAGACGAGGGTTCTAAACTGCTTGGTGATATAGCTACAACGTTTGACGTTGGTAGTTATCAAGAAAAGCCAAAGTTTTATAACTATGACACAAACGGAGATCAGATAACTGTTTCATTCCCATTAATTAATACAGGTTCTGCAACCTACGATGATGTTGTCCGCAACTGGCAATTCATCTATATGTTGATCTACCAGAATAGACCTGAGAGGCTTACACGCAATATTGTTAACCCACCTCCAATATATGAAGCGGAGATACCAGGTGTTAGATACATGCCGCTGAGCTTTATTTCGAATATCGATGTAGAGTATAGAGGTGCTCGTAGAACGATGAAGATAACCATTCCTACAGATAAAGGACAATCTTCATTTCAAACTATTATACCAGAAGCATATCAGTTAACTATAACGCTTAGTACGCTTCTAGGTGAATCTAAAAACTTTCTTTACGCTGCAGCTGCCAAGCCGAATAATATCACAGTATATGATATTAAAGACCTTGATGTTACATCATTAACAACACCTAACCTGAATGCAGCAGAAGCTATCGGTGCTCAGCAGTTGAAGAATATACAACAACAGAATCTAAACCTTCCGAATAGCTTAGGTGGTTCGAACGGACAAACAATATTATCATGAGCGATCTAGGACAATATCAAAACTCAATACCTGAATTACCAACACTTGGTAACCTGAGGTATGAAAATATATTCAAGGTGTATGCGAATAAGGATGGAAAGTATTTCTATAACGTATTAACTACTGTTATGTTTCCTAATGAAACAGATGAGAACTTATTCAATACTATAACTCTCAGCAAATCTGTACCGTGGCCTATTATAAGCTACAATGCATATAAGACTATCGACTTGTGGTGGCTCATTGCTTTAACAAATGGTGTAAAGAACCCGTTTACATTCCCAACAGATGGTAAGATACGGATTTTAAAACCTAACTATGTTGGTGATGTTATATCTCAAATATCGCGCTCACTGTTATGATGTCGACCGTAAATCAGAATGATAAAGTAACAACAGTACTGATTAATAAAACTGAATATGATTTCAGGGTTATATTAATCAGTCCTGAGAATAGATTCTTCGTGTTCAGACCAGAAGCGATTAAAGAGCTGAGCATATGCAGCACTATTAACAATTACTACGCTACAGGGCATCTTGTCATTGATGATAGCTATGATGTGCTTGAAAGACCTGCAGGTGACGGAACAAAGCCGTTTGCGTTCCGAGGTGATTCCAGAGAGTATATTAAGGTTGAGATTACTCCTAAGCTAACGAACAATAACATAACCGCAGCAACATCAGACAAGGTTAAATCTGTATTCACTCTTGCGTATGATTTTGCGATCCATAATATAGAAGACCTTTTAGACGCAAAGCCTAACGTCAAGTATCGCAAATTACACCTCTGGGATATGTGGCACCAGATAATGATTGAGCGTAACATTCAGTTCTCAACGTCAGAGGCGTTAACAGGTGTACCGTATAAACCTAATGTCAATAATGAGGATCGTGGAATTCCGACAGGTACAGCTATTAAGGAAGTAATTAAAAAGGCTCTGCCTGCTGATGAGGGATTTAATCCATCCTTTTCTGTCTTTGATGTTGGCAGTACTAATGTATTCTTCACATCACCAGCTAACTATAAAGCAGAGGATTGCATACAATATCTACTTGAGCGTCATGTAACATCACAAGCAGAGAACTATGATAGAAGCTTTCTCAAGATTGAACGCTATCCTAAAGCATGGTCTCTAACGAGCTTGAAGTCGCTGTTTGATCAAGCATATGACGCTGCAGGTGACGCAGGCGGTCAATTATTTCTAGAGAAGTTTATTATCGCTGGTAATTCGGACGTAACCGCATCTAATAAACTTCAAGTAATCATAAGTCGTGCACCAAAGGTAGCCGTTTATTTTGCCGACACAAACACGATTGACAACTTCAGCTTTATACCACCCGCAGGCCGAATCACACAGCAACGCGTGAATAATCGTATAGTACACAATTACGATCAAGGTTCTAAGATGTTCTCCGTAGATACTAAGGATAATACATTCGATACTGTACAAACGGTGTACAAACAAAACTATGTAGATAGTATGAAGGGCCACAACGGCAAACCAGCTTCTAACTTAGTGGGTAACTTTTTACGCAATCAATGTAAGAATGTTGAGCATGTATACTCGACAGCATCTACACCTAATCAAAGATTAGGTGTTGGAAGAGGTGAAGCTCTCATGCAAGCGGTTCTAAATAGTAATACAATAATCTTTAGAGCAAGAGGTGCGACCTACAGAGATGCAGGTAGGTTTATAGGTATCGATCGTGATAACAGTTTACCCGATTCGACATTTGATAGTAAGATGCTAGGTATCTATCTGATTGTTAGCGTAACTCACTCGTTCATAGGTGGTGACTATTATACAGATATGATATGCGTTAAGACATATAATTTTGCAGATACAGGAGAGGCTGGTCAATATATCTAACTATGGGTAACACTTCTACAATCTTTCCAGCTTTAGTTGAAGTGCAACACGCGCGTAATATACCGCTGCTTAATGCATTTACAACATACATGGACTTCGTGTCTGGGTTTAAGAATGAGTTGGTTACATACCTTGGTTACAACGAGATTCAATATTCATCTGACTTCGTAACAGCTAACAAAACATTCTTCGATGACTTGGATACCAGAAAAACTAATTATGATATAGAATTTCTTGCGTACTATGTTAGACAGTATGAGAAAGCAGTTAGCGCAGTAAAGGAAGAGATACAAAAGCTCAATAAGAAGAACAGTCTCTACAGCGGGATGAGTGATAGTATAGGTATACTTACAAACACGATGTGTCTTCTTACCGATAGCGTTGTACCGTTAAACGACTTAGATGCAACGATATATACAATTGCGCAACCGTACCCTACTTCAATAGTAAATAAAATATCACCTAACGTAAAAGCTCTGACGAGTCAAATGAACCAGAGCATAACGTCTTTATACCGCCACAATATTATTAACATACAGTTTGTTTATGCAAACAGTACAGAGTCTCACGGTTCTAACTTAATAACAGATCTGAACGCTTATATCCGTATGAGGGATATTGTACCTCCTCTCATAAGCAAGCTCATTACAGACTTCGATAAACTATTCGGAGTTGTTACATACTACTCTAATTTACATGACCATGGCGGTTATAACCCGCAAGATCCAACGCTTAATCTGCAATCTATACCACGCATAAAGTTCTCTGAAACAATAGAAGGTGTAAAGGTTGACCTTGACTTGCTTGGTAAACGTATTGTAGCTGCTCGTAAGGATATAACATTAATGCAGCGACTTGATGTAGCTGCTGTTCCACTCTCTGTAGCTACGCAGACGCAAGCATCATCAACTCACAGTGGAGCAACACCAACGCAAATTATATCGCAGTCAACAAAGCCAACACCACTCAATAGTACTGCTACGTCGAAGGTTAAGATAACGAACCAAAAACTACCAGAACCTGTCGCAAAGACTAAGGAACAAGAAGAAAAGATTAAACAATCTGTTCAAAAGGTAGCTGATGTTAAAAAGAAAGCATCTAAGATCGACGTTTCTAAACCGTCAGACCTGCTTAAGAAGATACCGATTAAGCTTCCAGAATTTCCGAGGTTGCCATTTGCTCTATCAAAGAAATCTCCTATTGCATCATTGAGTGCAATAAAAGACTTCATTTGTACTTTCAAGATACCGAAAATTTCTCTAAGCGCGCTTGGAAGTATCTCTTTACCGAAGCTACCAGACTTCTTTAAGAACTTCAAATTCAAAAACCCCTTCACAGGTCTAGCTATGAAGGTTCAAATGATGCTAATAAAGAAGCTGCTATCTCTCATACCACCGCTGCCAAAGATACCAGACTTCAAGAAGCTGTTTATGGAGTTTGCGAAGAAGCTATTTCTGTGTAATCCGGGGAACAAGAAGTAGAAGATATATCTACTACAGTTGTGTCTAGCATACGCATATGTGCTTGCTCGGCTAAGCTCTTAACCATTTCTTCTCTTGTAACTGCAATCTTAGCTTGAGTTTCTGCTAGCAAGCTATCTTTTCTATTTCTAGCATCCATCTCCTTAGACTTGTAAACAACTTCAGCTTTGCGATCCATTATGACCTGTTTGTTCAGAGTCTCTATAGCAGACGATGCTGCAGATATAAGACCTGCCAAAGCTTCGACATCTCTACCGTTAGGAGAGGATATAACAAAGTCCTTCATGGTGCGTATCATATCTAAACTCTCGCGTATCAACTCACCTGATTTTTCAATAACAAACTTCTCGACTTCCTCTTTCTTGAGAGGGTCCTCCTCTGTGCGATTTTGCTTTGCTGTTGTATTCGCACGGTTTAACTGGTCAATCAATGTATCAACCTCTTGGTTCGGTGTGTTCATCTAATATATTTAGAAAGGTGTTGAAAAAAATAAAGCAGTATCTACAATGATTAAATGGAAGATTTAAATTACATGCCCAAAGTTGGCTTCGTCAAAGTTCACGCTGATGCTAAGCTCCCGACAAAAAACAACCAGAGCGATACTGGTTACGATGTCTATGCTGTTGAAGATGCAGTTATACCTGCGAGGGGTAGCGCTGTGGTACCTGTTGGTATTAAGGTTGGATTTATCCCACCTGGTTACTGGTTTAAGGTAGAAGGCCGATCAGGTCTCGGGTTTAAACACAGCCTAATGCCGCACCCTGGTATTATCGATAACGAGTATCGTGGTGACTGTGGTGTAAAGCTTTATAACTTCTCTGATGTTGAGTACACCGTTAAGAAGGGTGATAAATGTGCACAGTTCGTATTCTATATGAACTTCAACTTGGATCTTGAATGGCTCTCAGAAGCTAAGAGTTCCGCGCGCGGCGAGAAGGGCTTTGGCAGCTCTGGTAAATAATATGAAGACCATTAAGAAGATTTTAATGAATATAGGCTTCAAGCTAATCAAATTTGGTTATCCGAATGCTCTAGTTATCTTAAACTCAAATTGGGGCCATGATTGGACTGAAGGTGATCTTCGAAAAGCTATCTGTACGAAAGAATAAATTATGTTTGAAAATCTGCTCATAGAAAAATACCGACCACATACGTTAGATGATATCATCTTAACGGATGATAATAGAAAGCTAGTTGAAAGCTTTAAGAATCAATCCGAGATTAGTCATCTTCTCTTTCTCGGCGCACCAGGTGTAGGTAAAACATCTCTCGCGAAGATCATAGTCAATGATATACTCAAGTGTCAATACTTGTATATTAACGCTAGCGATGAAAATGGTATTGATACTATCCGTAACAAAGTGATTGGCTTCACACAGACAAAGAGCATTGACGGTAAGATTAAAGCAGTTATTCTTGATGAGGGTGATGCTCTTTCTGGTGATGCTCAGAGAGCTCTTCGTAACGTCATGGAAGAGTACGCTGGTTACGCTAGGTTTATTATCACAGGTAACTATCGCTACAAGATTATTGATCCACTCGCGAGTAGGTGTATATCGATAGACCTTACACCACCTCTAGAGCAGGTAGTAAAGCGGTGTTTACACGTACTGCGCAGTGAGGGTATTACATTAACACCTGAGCAAAGTCCTAGATTTGCTCAAATGGTTCGTAATAATTACCCTGATATTCGTAAGTGTCTCAATGATATACAGAAGTATACTGCTAATAAACTAATCAATATACCGGATAGTCAACAGGATAGTTTTATTACGTCACTGTATGATATGATTCGAATGAAGAACTTTACAGATGTTCGCAAGCATATTATATCAGGTGAGCAGCAGATACATGCTGATTATACTACATTGCTTCGAAATTTGTTCAATCATATCGACAAGTGTGAACAAGACGAGAACAAGAAGAAGATCTACCTGTTAGTTATAGCGGAGCATCTCTACAGAGCTGCGTTTGTAGTTGATCAAGAGATTAACACGTATGCTTGCTGCATCGCGCTTATAAACTCTTAACTCTTTTTCGGCATGTAATTGGCAGTATAGCTAGCAGGGTCCTTGTGTCCCTCTGCTGGCGATGCTGGGATAGGAGTATTCTTATCCTTAAGAACACGATCGCCAACTACGTTCTTACCATTAACATTTGATTTGAGAGTCTGATTACCAATTGCAAATTCGTCGTTCTGTTCTGCTTTCTTCACCGGTTCAGGTTTAAGAGTGATCTTGCTCTTATGCTTCCAGCTATCTGGAATAGGTGGTAAGTTAGGATATGTTGAAACAACTTCAATAGCATCTAGTGGTACCGAGATGTAATTATAAAATCTGCTAGGCGCAATTTCCTGCGCGATGTCGATCGTTTCACGAAAAGGTGCAATATTTTGATCATTGTTACCACTTGAAGGCATCGGATTTTTATTCTTGATGCTTACTACGCGCAAGTTCAGGTCGCTGTTAAGCAACTCCTTAAGCTTCGCCTTCATTTGTTCATTATCTTTGATAAGCTCGTGACTTAGAATGTTACGTTTGAGCTTAACGACATCACCTACCAAGACACCACCAGATGTAAATCTAGCAATAGTCGACTCGATCAGTTTAGTAAATTTGCGCTTCACGAAATTATTTATCGTTTTGACTAGAATTTTAACTGATAAATACTTCGAAATGGCATCCATAAAGATAACAACTATTGCACCGACACTTACTGCCGACACGAGTGGATACACCTATAAGGACATCCATCTCGACTTAACGCAGTCTAGAAAGGCAGCTGACAAGAGAGATTTAGTCGCCGAATTCGACTACGTCGCTATAAAGACCTCCCTGAACAACTTGTTTAATACGATACCAGGTGAGCGCGTCCTTACACCAACATATGGGTTAGATCTTAGACAATTTCTATTCATTCCAGTAACATCTCAGAACGCCTTGTTATTAGGTAATGCAATTAAGTCGGGTATTGCTCTTTGGGAACCTAGAGTAACTATATCTGGTATAACGATCATAACCGATGCAGATAACAATGCATATCAGATAAACATGACGCTAGAGCTTACAGGTTTGAACACTAGCGGTCAATCGAAAGCAACAGTAACATTACCAGGTACATTAAATACTTCAGGGTTTGTGTTCCTTAATTAATTTATGGCAAAAAATACAGTCGATTTTACAATTCCAACAGATGGCTATGTAGCCTTCGACGCTGTTGGATTGCGCGATCTTATTATAGCTCGTCTGAATCAGCAACAAGTGTTCACTGATCAAAACTACACGGGTAGCAATATATCTACGATTATTGAAATCGTAGCTTACTCATATCACGTGCTGATGTTTTATTTGAACCAAGCAGGTTCCGAAAGTCAATTTACTCAAGCATCTCTTTACGAGAACATTAACAAGATTGTAAAGGCTTTAAATTATAACCCTATCGGTTATCAAACAGCTACGCTTGCTTTTAACTGTACAGGTCAAGCGAGCCTACCAACAGGTTCACATACCATACCTCGATACTCATATTTTCAACTAAACGGTGTTGCGTACTCTTTTAACAAAGATGTAACATTTGTAAAGCTTGTTGAAAATACTGATGAGACTCTAACAGATGTCTCTAGTAATAATTTACTATATCAAGGTGCATTTAAAGAGTATCCTAAATACACCGCTACCGGTGAACCATTTGAGATAGTTACTGTTGCTGTTAACAACACAACCACAACTGGTAGCCGTATATTAGTTGATCACTTTAATGTGCATGTTTATGTGAGAGATAATTCACAAACTGTACCGACATATACACAATACACACCAGTAGAGTCTCTATTCCTTGAAACTGGTGATGCTAAAGTATACGAAATAAGACTTAATGAAGGTGGTGTATATGAAGTCAAATTCGGAGATGATATACACGGTAGACAGCTTAATACAAATGACGAAGTTCTCATTTACTACTTACAGAGCAGTGGTCCAGATGGTGTAGTTGGTACTAATGCACTAAATAGCAATTCACTTCTCTTCTACAACTCTCCGCAATATGCAGATATAACACCAGCTGGTCTTAATATCATTTCTGCTGAGCATGCAGCAATGCTGGTATTCACGAATGACGATAACGGTTCTACAGCTTTCCAGGACATTGAAAGCGTATCTAGTATACGTACAAACGCTCTTAACACTTTTAAGACACAGTATCGTTTAATAACGACAACTGACTTCGAAACATACATACTTAAAAATTTCGGAAATATTATCTCATCTGTAAAGTGCATAAGCAATTCAGACTTTGTAAATGGTCATCTAAAATACTTTTTTGATCTCGGCGTCGAGCAGCCTAGTATTGAATCAAGAATACTGCTTAACCAGGTTAAGTTTAGTAGCAGCAGTAATTTCAACAATGTATATGCCTATTGTGTACCAGAGTTAGCTAACACAACTAGTTTAAATACAAGACTAAACTATCTCAGCACAGCTCAGAAACAGCTACTATCAACAAGATTGCAGCCGTATAAACTAATAACAAGCGAGGTTGTTTTTGTTGATCCAATATACACAATAATAGATTTCGGTATAAACAATATTGGTGAGTCACCTACACCTGATATATCAACAGATACATACTTGCAGATAGTAGCCTCGAAGCAGCAACAGCAAAACTTCAGCCACATTCAGCAGTCAGCTGCAACAATACTACAGTCATACTTTGATACGTCAAAGAATAACCTCGGTAAGTTAATCGACTTGACAGATCTATCAACTCAGCTATTAGAGATCCCTGGGGTAAGTAACGTACAGACTGTAAGGGTTACTGGTAATGTCACGGTAAGTTTACCTGGTTTAAGTTTCATTGCATATAATCCAGTATACCCCGATAATGATATAACGGTATCCCAGCAAAATCTGCAATTACCATATTATAAGTTTCCGATATTGAACGACTCTGCAAATATTGTAAATAAAATTAAAGTCATAACCGCTACGTCTTAATGAACCCTAATATATACGTTGAGTTCGCTGTTTATAACTACAAAGGTGAAACATCTTTGTCAGGTTATACTCTACCGGGTAATGAATTCACATTCGTTGCAAACTTAACTGGTGCAGATAAACCGATATCTCAACAGTCTGTTACTTGGGATCTTGGTGATGGCACTAGGACAGACGAACTGTCACCTACCCATACCTATAACTGGCCAGGTGTTTACAATGTAAGTCTCGTCGTGTATGATGCTGCAGGCAATGCATTTTATAGTACAACAACATATACTTTGTCTGTTTACGATCTAATTGGTAGTGAATTACAAGCAACAAACTTAAGCGATACGTTTGTAATACCTGCAGGAGATTATTCCCCCTTCTATATCAATCGTAGAAATAGCTGGCAAACCTATTCAGCGCTGAGTGCCATTGGCTATACCGTAAATTTATATCTATCTGGTAATAATGACCCTGTGGTAGATTTAAAAACATATAATAGCGATGCATGGGCTCATCTACGTCGTAAATCAATATTTTTTACAAAGAGTTCCACAGCAGCGGTGACTGAGTACATACCAATATCAAGTGTAAACACTGATGATATTTTACTATACGCTAAGCTTGACGGTAATAAAGAGTATCAACTCTGTTCACAATCAGAAACTGGTTCTGTTTTTATAGGTACCTCTGGAAGTGCTACAGTATATTTTACAAGCAACACACCAAAGAATGTCAGTGTATCGGCATTCGGTATACCATCGCTAATATTCTGCACTCTAGATACATCACATTTACAAGATGCATTTACATATAATACCAATTATTTTGATTACTTTTCTCCTTCTATAGGGTACATTAATACACAATCCGCTGTATTACCAGTATGGATAACATACTCACCAGCGAACAGATTATCGTTCTCTACTAATGGTATAGATACACAAGGTGATGCAACACTCGACACGTTTGAAATTCCATCTATCAGCTGGCAAAATACGCAGATACCCTTTGTTCTAAAGTTAAAGAGTAATAATGGATATTCAACACTATTTTACCCACTTCTCAGTTCGAATATTGTTAATATGTCGGGTGCTGGTGAATATTTTAGAGCTGATTTTCAACTACTCTCGGATTCAACAGTATTATCTGCAGACTTCTATCAAGACTTTAATAGCGATCTACCAAGTGATGCTGGTGGGTACTTTAAAGGTTATTTTGTATGTCCAGTTACTGCAACTAACTGCCAGATAGCTGCTATAGTAACGACTAAGGACCCAACGTATTACGACTCTCAAACCTCAACTGTAGTACTTGCAATAACATCAACGCTTTATGGTACGAGTAACTTGTTTAACATATACCCACAAACAGGTAAATATTCTATTGCGAAAAATAATGAAAACTTTGATATGCAAGGGTTTTACAATACTCTAAGACTTCCTGAATATCTAGTAGATAAAGACGTACTGTTTAACTCCTTCCTTGGTTCAATCGCTGGTAATCTTTCAAGCCAGCCGTTTGAATTAGGCAAAACAGTATATGAAAGAATAGCGAACTTCTGTGAAAATATTAATGACGTAGATACAGCTACTGTACAATCATTGGTATCTCTTTGCACTCAATATGGTGTAGATGTTGGTGAAGTTAATACGGAATACCCACCGCAACTCAGACGTATTATTGATATGATATCAATCAAAAAGTCGAAATTGTTTGGAACATACAACCACTATGATCTCAATTTTAGACCTGTCGGTGGCGCAACTGCTAACCCAGGTAAGATAAATCTAGGAGAGCTTATTGATATAAACACAGGTACGTTTAGCTTGAGTGAGTCTCTGGTAGCTTATAACCGCTTCTATGATAAACACTTCGTAGTAAAGCTACCGGCTCTATCGGGTTATACAGGGTCGTCTACATTCTATCTATCAGATTATAATGCTTCTTGGAATTTAGGTTTACCAATAGAGGTACCAGCTGAGGATGTAAACGGTACCAATATTGGTGAATTTTACAGCTTTTATAGGTATCTTGAATCAACTCAGTGGCCTATAACAAACTCTGTTATCAATTGGGATGATAGCAAGAACACGTTAAACTTTACAGTTAGTTCTTATACGGAGTGGGTTAATGACGATGGTATTATGGACAACTTATTAAACTATGAGATTACAAAAGGTTTAAGGTTGTTTACTAGCGCTGTTGATATAACCTACAACAATTAAATATTGTTAATGGATTCAGCTATCACATTCACCGATCTAGCCCTGCAGAGCTCTATTACGTATAATAGAGCGAACCTGTCAGCTATCGATAGAAATGCTCCGTTAGCATTCTTAGACTGGGTCAAGAACTTTGCAAACATTTCATCTGACCCAGTATTCTTACTAAATGAGTATAAGAAGTATATTAATAAATGGTTTGATGTTACTAATTCTAGCTTCAGTTCTAACCAAGATATTATTCGTGAGCTCTACGTTTCACTTTTTCGTAACATAGCAATCAACTATGTAACCACAGAAGAGCGGAGATTCATTCAAAACCTTGATGTAAATAACCCGTCCGAATTAGCGGTTGTACTGCCGTTGTTAGTTCGCAAGATTAAGGATGTATGCTTACACTATGCTAGCTTAAGAGATAAAACAAAAGCTGCCGTGTATGACTACAACCTAAAGGGTTCTGAGCATAGTATTAAGCGATTAGTATATGATGAGTTAATTTTAAGCTTCGTTGATCCTACTATCAATAAACTGTTTACAGCTGCTGGTATCGATAGGGATACTATCAAGACACAGTTAAACATAATGTTCGAGGAACATTATGATATGGAAACCAACTACTTCGATACCAACTCTCAGCTACCTGCTTCAGCATACGAAGCTACAGGTGATAGAGCTGAAATGTTTGCTGCGAATAGTTACCCATTTGATCCGAACCTGTTTGTTGATTTTGATACTAGTGTGGTATCTGCTATAGAAAAATACCCTGTAATCCTCCAAGAGTTAGGTGATAATTTTAGCGTGAATCTGAACTTCACGTCGGATGATTTACAGTATCTAAAGGATCAGGACTACATTAACTTAGTTAATAACCTTGATGCGTCTAACTTAAATCTTAATACATTAAAGAGCGCTTTGCAGCAATTCAGTGGTTCGACTTTTTATTACCTATCTACTAACGCTGATCTAAAGTTCTCATATGATAAGCTATTTGATGCAGACCACTTTACCGATTATCTAAACCGTAGATTCCCTACCGTTGCGATGGTACAGAGTGATAAGATAGTTCCTGAGAAGCATGTAGGTAGATTTTTTAGACCTGATAAGCTAGGTATTTTGAATTTCCTAGGTTTTAATGTTCATGGCACTGTTACAAGTTTGTCAGCTGACACTATATACGTGTTCCCGGACCCTACAATATATGGTAATATATCAGGTCTGAGCCGTACAAAATTCCCAACACCGTTTACATTCACTGAAAGTGTTGATGGTTTAAAATGTAACCTAACTAACACTTATAGATTTGGTGAAGCTATAAGTGATTTTCTAACGAAGTATAAAGGTTATCAATCACGATCGGAATCTCTGAATTGGGATCCAACAGGTCCATCAAGATTACAAGACCCTGTCGATTTCTTTACAGGTGCACAAAGACTGGATTGGGCTAATAGTGATGTATTTCCACCTGATACTCAAGAGGTACTACCGATTGACAAGCGACAAGCGACACTGCTAAACACTAACAAAGTACTATTCCAACATAGGAGTGATGTTTATAATAACGAATACAGCTTATATAAAGAGGTTTATAAATTTGACGATCCTAAAGCTCTATACTATAAGGAGAATGGCGAAGCATTAACATGCCTTACATTAAGAGGTCATGTATTTTATGATTCTGTATCTGCATATGACTTCGATTTCTCTGAAGAAAATGAGGCGTTAAATTACTCTGGTGTAACCCTCAATACAAATGATAGTATAACTGCAACAAATTTCGATATAATCCTAAAGAGTGTAGATCTATACCCAGAGTTAGATTGGTATAAAACATCTAATGAATTTGTAGTAACATACTACAATGGTTATACATTTATCGAGATACCGACACCCGGTACAGATATATATGAACTTGGTGACTTTAGTCAGCCAGATCCATTCACACTCAATATACAAGACAGACCACACGTTTATATGGATTCAGGTCCGTTCTATATTAATGGTGTATTAACTCTACCTGCAGTGTTCAATGACAATTTTACAGTACAAAATAACCTAGTAGGTGAAACTCTAGTAAATGCGGAAACTCAATTACAAGATGCTGTTGGAACTCTAAGCGCAGATGTCTCTCTATATGCTCAGCACGATGTATACGGTGAATTATATTATCGTAACTACAACAGTTCAATAATCGAGCCAGCATCTGCTGCTCTGAGTGGAATGTTTATAAAGTATCCTGGTATTGTCTCTGAAGAAGTGTTTAATAACACAAAAAACATAGACGTTATTCTTGATACCTTGGTAATAGAAACCGAGTCTTACATGATATTCGAGAAGATTAATTATGTACAGAGTAAGTACCAATTTCTAAACTATCCAGTTGAGCAGAATTATATAGCTCGAGGCAACAATCATAACTTCTGTTGCTTTTCTAATATTTGGTTCGATGTTGGTGATCAAGCAATATATGTTGCAGTTACTAACATGGATAACACACAAACTTGGTTACATGATAAGACTATATATTTTGACATGTATAAGTATGACTTTGATAATATACATAAGCTAACAATATCGTCTGATTTATCAGCTTTCTCATTGGGTAATACATCTCTATCTGCTACTGCTGTTGTTTTAGTAGAGCGACCAATATTACATTATTGCCCTGAGGTTGATACATATACATTGAAGTTTCTTGTTAAGGATGTATCTAATATGTTTTATCATGTTGATACTACATTCAGTATTGATAATTATGAGACAATATATAACCTTGCTGTTACTGTTTTAACACCGGATATGTATTTGTTTTCTGAGAATTTTGAAGGTAATCAATTTTCTCCGATTGCAGAAACTATGTATCTGAATGCACCGGGGTCTATGATATCAATTAACAACAATCAACTTGTAATACACTAATGTCAACAATATACACATCAATTATATCAGGTACACAGGATGGAACCTACGACGGTACATATAGCTCTGATAAGTTCGGTGCTAATCAATATACGTTGATAAGAACTACTGGAGTAGGTTATAGGCTTATATGGATAGGACGTGGATTCGGTTGGGTTCTATATACGCCTAGCAAGGTAATACTAGGTAATTTCCCTGATGCTCCTCATAACCCACCAGACACTATACCATACGATTTTAATGGCGGCACTGGGTCAGCGGTTTGGCATAACTATGCACCTGCACCGACCCCAACAGCGACTCCGTTACCACCAACACCAACAGCATCGCCAACATCAACACCGACCCCAATACCAACTTCGACTCCGACACCGACGCCGACACCAACGGCAACTCCTACACCTGTACCAACAGCGACACCTGTACCCACTGCAACTCCTGTACCTACTCCGACTATTGTACCAACAGCAACTCCGATACCACCTACACCCACACCTGTACCAACAGCGACTCCGATACCACCTACACCTACACCCTGGATAGGTCCAACAGCTACACCAGTACCAACAGCTACAACGGTACCAACAGCAACACCAACACCAACGGTATCACCAACACCGTCACCAACACCAACGGTATCACCAACACCGTCACCAACACCAACGGTATCACCAACACCAACGATATCACCTACTCCGACAGCGACACCGTATGAACCAGCGCTGCCAGTCCTATTTTATGATACTGTGTTCGACGCTCATAAAGATGTAGTTGTTACGGTTGATTACACCGCTTATTCAAACAATCTAACTGTATCGCCTAGTGGTAGTATATTAGTAGGCTTCTTACCATTTTATAGAGTTGCTCCAGAGGGTGAAACAGCTGCAGCTGGAGCAGGTTACTCTAGCGGTGATGTTACTAGCGGTGTTTTAGATGCTCAAGTAGGTGTATGCTTAGATTTCTCTGGTGGCTTTGCTTCTGATGAAACAGGTACAGGTGGACTAACTGCATATGAACCTAACTCTATAAGCGTCAGAGGACAGGCAGCTAATGGATTCCCACTACTTGCGAATACTGGTAATCTATCCTCTGCCGCTGTACCATTTAATATAGCACAAGGTACACCTAACAGAACCAGAATTCGTCTAGCAAATCTCGGCACTGCAGTATACGTAGACTGTAAGTACACAACCGATCGCGTATTCACAAATTATCTAACAGTTCCTCTAGAGTCTGCAACAACTAGATACTGCAGAGTCTATGTAGCCTTTGAAATTTTAAACGACAATACATATGTCGTTATACAAAATGTCAATATAAACGCGTACGATGCAACATTATCATACAGCTATTCTGCAGCAGATTATATAGGTCTCGACCCTAACCCCGCATTACTGTCAAGAGGTCAAGTGATTACCGGTTCAAATGATAACTCCGTTCCCGGTACACCTGAGCTCTTTATAATAGATGACCCAGCTAATTCAGGTGCACCTTATATAGGTAGTGAGTATATTTCTATAACATACCAATAAATACTATTATGCCAAGTGCAACAGCAACTTTTACTCTTAATGTCTCAGCAATTCAAGCGCTCTGCGTTGGTCCGCGAGGATCAGCAATGCTCAACGGTTCCGGTGTACCGTCAGACTCTACAGGTCTACCAGAAGACTTTTATGTAGATACGTCTCTCTACCCGTTGCTCTATAGTTGCTACGGTCCAAAACTATCATCAGATCCGATAGGTACCTGGCCGTTGACAGCTGTACAGTTCCCTACAACAACTCTTCTTGATAGCATTTCATCATCACTGTATAGTGAACTTACTGCAATTAGTAACACTGTTAATATCTCAAGCTTATCAGCTCTTAATATTGTTAATAACGGGCTTGCTACGGTTTTAACTGTTACACAGCAAGGCAATACGTATGGTAAAAATATTGCTACGTTTAATCATAATACTAGCACTACTTTTGTTATAACGAATAGTGGTAATGTTGGTATAAATGTTTCTGAACCCAATGTAGATACAGCTCTACATGTTGTAGGTGATACGCTTCTAACACAGTCACTTTCTGTTCAAGGTGACATATTAGCATCTACAATAAATGTAAGCACCCTTACTGCTGCAAATGGGGGTATATTTGGTAGCTGGTCGTCAATTGTTAGCGCTGGAAGTAATAACCTAGTACAAGTCGCAGGTTTAAATCTTGGAGATGTTAGCTCTTACATTAATGTACTTTCAGCATATACTGCTGTATTTGCTTTGTTATCATCTTTTGATACTCGACCTGTTCGTATACATGGTACATTGTTTGAAGTTGGCTCCGGGGATGGCACAGCAGCAATTAATGATAGATTCTTCGTTGTGGATCCAACATGGAATATCAAAAGAGTTACTATTGCTGGTAGCGTATCAGCTCTAAGCTCATTCAACTCAAGTGTATATGACGCTAATAAGAATCAGCTACTCAGCGGTCGTCGATCAGCACCAGCAAGACTAACCGCTATGGTTTCTACATCAGCAGATATCATAGCGTCTTATAACTCGCTACTCGATGCTTTAACAGCTCACGGTCTCATACGTTAATCATGAACGAATATCTATTTACTAGAAAGCGAAAGACTCTAAAGGACTGTTATTCTAAAGTCACTAGTAAGGCTAATATAGTAGAAGGTGATTGTGGTTCATATGCTTCACCTGGTTACTCTTATGTTCCTCAAGGTAGAAACGTTAATACTCTAGGACCTGTACCGCAAGGTTTTCCAGGTCAAGTTACGTCAAAGGTAATACCGGTTGGTATTAAGATGAAGAGGGTGCGACCTCCCAAGGGAAGACAATCCAGTCATCATTCGAAACAGTTGAAACGTAAAAGTCAGGGTAAAAAACCGTCTTCGGTTTTACATACAGCGTTGCAGTCCGGAACTTACAAAGAGAAAAGTTTTCAGCCAATTCCTTAAAAGTTTTACCTGAGTCTACTAAGTCGTCTATAATCAGAACTAGGTCGTTACCGACTGATATATCCTTAGGTACATACTGATATACAACAAGCGTCTCGTGTCGGAACATGCTAGTATATGAACAAGCTCCAATGTTGTATACCTTCTGTACATCCAATTTATTAGCTATAATAGTAGCTGGAATAAGACCACCACGTCCGAGTCCGATAATGCTGGTAAACTGGAGATGTTTAATTTTGTCGACAAGAGCGTCACAGTCTCTAGTGATATCATCCCACGTGTAAATCTTTTGCATATCCTATTATAGGCGGAGCAACTTAAGAATCAATATTAAAGTATAACGTGAAGTACAGGCATGATACTATAATGCGTACCACTATACTCGCTAGTGCCCATCCATCTAACTGCTGCACCTGCAACACCAGCCTCTGCTTGCTTTCCGAAGATTGTAAATTTGTGCATTCTAATGGACAATCCGCTACCAGCTAAAGTAGAAAACCTGTTAACCTTATCTAACACTGGTACAGCGACACCCGTAAAAGCAAACGGTGTAAACGTCCATGGTATACCAAACTTTAATAGTGGTTGAGTTGGAAACTTAACAGATACTTGTCCACTAGGCATTGATAGTTGTCCTAGATAATCAATACCAATTCCCATACCGATAATATCTGATACTTGATAGATGCAAAACAGGCCACCACCAACGTGTGCAGGTCCATTTGGAGCATACGTCATATACGGTACAACTATCCACTTCTTCGACGTTTTTGCTAAAGCATTTGTATCTAACCACTTCTTAGTAATATCGAGAATCGACTGGCTAGATGTTAGTATATTACTGTAGAATTGAGGTGGTGGAGTTGGTGATGCTATAGGCTGTGAATGTGATGTTAAATGGAGCATCACAAAGAATGTAATGTATAGAAATAATCTCATGCTAATGGTGTTAGAAATTCTTTCTTGTTTAAGTAAAACGCAGTATCGATCTGTATTGCGCTAGCTGCTCCAGTAGTACTCTTTGCGCTATAATACACCCCATACTTCATATTAGGACTGGTTGCATATGCAGATAAAGAAGGGTTTGTTGGATCCGCCCACAGGTACTGATTTAAGAAAGCAAACTGATTTGCCATGAACGTAAATGTAGATAATTCGAAATATGTAACCGGTGCACTTGGAGCAGTAATCATTGGTATCAAACCAGTTGGTTGATAATTGCTTACAAACCCATCATATGTTATGGTAGTTGTATTCCATGTAATCGTCCAGTTTTTTAAGTTACCTCTATAGTCTCGTGAATTACCAAAATAGCTACCGTTATTACGTATGAAGTTTTGACTGTACGTTTCAAACCTATAACGACAATTATCATCGATGACAGCTGCAAATACACCAGCTGCTGTTGTGAAATCAGGGTGACTAGTTATAGCAGATACTAGAGAGAATCTTTGACCTGCTTGATCTAACAGATAGTCTGATTGTTTTGAACCTACACCGATAAGAGTATCAATGCTGTTTAGATCGTTTTCAATCGGAGATGTCATATACAGTATTTACTGAGATGTACAATAAATCAATATACTCTATACACCACTTAGCGGTGGTACGCTATTAGATTGCGCAACTCTTGCAGCGATCTCTCTATCCATATTGCGATTATTGATAGATTGATCAACATATGCTCTCCAGGCGATTAAAGCCTGTAGAACAGAGAAGAGGAGAATTGTAAACAGTTTAATATGAGGTATCTCTGCGAAGCTGTTATATTTGTCAAAGCCATTATACACAGACATCAGAAACGCAATAGTGATATACAACAACCACTTCGTCTCTGTGCTGCTATAATGTGCTGCAACAAATCTAAAGAACCTCATAAATTACTGTTTAATAAAAATGTAATGAACATCATGATCATTCTTCATTATGAAGATCGTGTGGTCATCACTAGCTACCGTATATTCTCTATCCATATCATCTGCAGTTAACTTCTCTTCACCTTCGTGTTCAAGTAATGCATTTATACAACACTCCGGACACCACTCGCCTGCAGTGATCTCTGCACTGTCTTCGATCTTATCACCTACAACGTGTACAGCGTAAACCTCTACTTCACCTTCACTACCTCCATGTGATTCATCATGTTCACCGGGTGTTGGTGCTTCGTCAGAACGTTTGCGATACTCAGGTCCCATACCCTCTTCATCAGTAGACTCCTGAACCTTCAAATATTGTGAATAGATGTTCCTATCTGTTGTGTGAGTCTTATTGACAACATTAGTCGCAGTTTTACGTTTTTCTCTTCTTAGCATACAATTATTTATACTCCTGATTCTGTACTCTTCTCTTGTTTTAATGGTTTATGTTGACGGCGAGCTGAAAAGCGGTCTTTGAGATCCTTATAAACACCCTGATACCTCGCCATAGATCTTGCAACTAAATTCTTATCACCAATGTCAACATTGAGTGGTATTATTATTTGCACGCTCTCTGCATCATATATAGGTCCTCGTTTAATCAGACAACCATATACACTAATATAATCTGCTATATTCCACTCCATGTCTTTTCTTTCATGACCTTGCAGTTTAAGAGACTCACATACATAGTGAGCAATCACATCCTTCGCTCTCTCATCAAATATCTTTGCGACATCTGAATAAGACACTAGTGTATCCATATCCTTTTGCGCTAACAATCTAGTCCGTTCAATAAACTCATCAAAGCTTATTGTATCAGCTATATGGATACTATTAATATCTACAGTATCTACACTAACATCTATCCTACAAACCTTAGTATCACCTGCTATTTCATGAGTCTTTTTTATAATATCAGGTAACCTGCTCGTCATCACTATACAAGGCTTGTAATCACCACCGGTCGTAGCATTCTCAACTAACGTATCAAATCTGTATAGTCTATTTCTTTTCATGTCTCCTTTTCGCGAATCTATCTTTAAGCTTTGTTAGATCCATATTGGGCAGCTGTACAATAAATTGTGCTACTTCTTTTTTTTGTGTACTATCAACTTCCAGTGGTATTAAGAAGCTTAGAGAATATTCACCGGACTTTTCAATAAAACCATACAGCTCATGAGACATTACTCTCATATATAAATTACGTCTATCCATATCACTTGTCAGATGAGCATTTGACAGTATTTCATTGTATACGGCACGTTCAATTGCTTCATACTCTACATCTATGTTAGACTCTTCTTTACTCTCACCAGCTAACATTTCTTCACAGGCGTCTATATAGGTATCTATCGCATCAACCTTACTAGCATTGTCTTCAGTAAGATGTGGGTAATATACCTGACGGGTGAAGCCGTAATCTAATCGAGTATCTAGATTATCATCATCCCAGACGAGAGCAAATTTTATCTTGAGAAATTTATGAGGTCCGGGGTTAAATGTTTTAAAACTTTTCATGATTTCCACTCCCGTCTCTTTTTAAACCTATCTAAATATTTCTGCATAGCAGGGTCAGGTTTAGCTTGATTTGGCTGCTTTATAGCGTCATATCTACCATATACAAAATGACCTTCTGTAGCCCACGCTAAATCAAAGTTATAATCATGTAGAAATGCTGGTGGTCGAATTATATCACCACCGACATAAACCATACCGTTCGCATTAGCTCTATCAATTACCTTTATACGCATTAAAGCTACGCGACCTTCATTACCATCTAGATCATCTGACGGGTGCCGATGTAATTCAATCTCTACTTCATCATTTATTTTATGCGTTATTTCCATTGCCTTCGCTCCTTAAATTTATCGACTTTAGATTGGAACTCAGCAGCTGATTTGTCAAGGGTAGAGTCTAATGCAAAAGCTACTGAATGTCTGCTATTAGGGTGCACTGTCATAGGTACTACAAACTCCATCCAACCATTCTCTTTTATAGGTAACATAAAACCATAGAAGTTGCCAAACTCCATATTGTTTATTATGTTACCATACTCAGCTGTATTTTCCTCAACATGAAGATTACGTGCTATCTCTCTACCTATAGAGACGAAAAAATTTTTATATCTCTTATGAAACTGATTACCACCGATCCAGGCATCGACATGAGCTACCTTAGCAATATGCTGCCTGACATTATGTATAAATTGTGAGTTATCTACAATCTGACGCTCGTTAACCGGTGGGAGAGGATGAGTTACACCTGCTACTTCAAAACCATCATCGAAATCTTCAAAAGATTTAGCACCCGGAGGTATCTTATAGCGTATAGTAAAATAAGTATACGCCATACTACCCTCTAAAAAAATCTTAAACGATTCCATATTGTTATTTATTACTTCTTCCAGACACGTGGTTTACTATACTTGTTATATAGGGGATTAGTATTCTTGCGTACATTTACATCAACTAGCTGCTTCATTACTGATTCTTCTGTACAATTGATACCTAGAGGTATTAGGAAGTCTATTGAATATACAAAACTACTAGCTTCTTCAGTCTCTTGTTGAAATCCCCATACATCCATATTGTTAAGCTTGTGAGCTAGCATAGGGTCAGTGAAATTATTAGTACCGTATGCATATACATTAGACTTGATGTCTGGTAATACACCAGCATTATCAAATGCCGACTCTACTTCTTCTATATACTCGTTCTTACCTAGTCTCTCATTTATTGAACTATCGATAAAGCGTCCGCAGTTACCAAAGTAATCTATCATATGAGTAATCACGCTAAACTGTGAAAAGTGTTTAAGGATGAAAGCACTACTCTGCGTCTGAAACGCAAAGCCAACACTCCAGGGGAACCTAGCATCAATACCACACTCGACAATCGCCCAGCGTTCAACATCGTGTATAGTATCTACCGACTCAGTATATTGTTTAAAACTTTTCATTTTTTCCATTGTCGCGGTTGTTTATATTTGTCGAATTGCTTAACAAACTGTTTAGCAGGTCCATCTGATTGGGTACCATGCATCTTCATGTTTTTTAAGACATATATAGTACTATCAAAACTAGTAAAATCCTCTGAGGCGGGTATCAGAAATGAGATGTAATATCCACCCTCAATACGTCTGAGCTCAGGTTGTATAAAGCCGTAGATAGTACCATTCAATACCCTCATCTGGCGCATCCTGTTCCAATCCTCAAAATCATACTCCTCAGCTATCTTGTTAATCTCAGGAGCTATATGCTGTTCATCGTATATATGATTTCTAACCGAGAAGCCATCACTATATCTACCAGTGTAACACGTCCGCACTACATGATCACATTTAGATAAAAACCCACCTATACCATTAACCCTCTCAAACTCCCGCTGATGCTCTCGAAGCTCTTTTGTCATACGAATCTCGAAATATGGAGCTTTGGCCTGTGTCATTATAAAGTCAAGGTACATCCACAAGGCGCCAGGTTCACGCTTGTAAGTCTCTGCAATAAATGTATCAAAGGGTTTCATATCTATTTTTTCCACTGGCGCCGTTTTGAGAAGCGGTCACGTAAAGTATTATTTCTCTTAGATAGGTGATCTATCACTGCCTGTTTACTTACCACGTTTACACCTAACGGAATTATAAAGTCAACAAAACGATCTAGATCAGTTTTAGCATACATAGTTGGAATCATCAAACCAAACAATTCTTTATTTTCAACTGCCTGATAAAGGTCAGGAATCTCAAAGCCAGCCTCCCTAGCATAATACAATACATTCTGATAGATGTACCTCTCAAAACTATTATGATTAAACGCACGCACAATAGCTTCGTCAGGTATACTAGGTGTGTTAAGAATACGGCGCGACCTCCCAAGACACTGTCCGAGATAACACGACACCGGCTGAACCATATCAGGATCAAAGTCAACAGGCACCTGGAGACCGTAACCATAGGAATGCTCAATTTGACCAGTCTCTACCGTAGCACCAAAGTACCCTACCCTATCATGACTAGGACTCCAACTGGAAGGTACATTATATGAGAGGTATATACCTATTGGCACATTAAACGACTCAGTTAAAAATGTTTTAAACGAATTCATATCTATGTTTTCTGCCGGCGCGGTTTGCTAAACCTATCCTTCAAAGCTTGGTATTCTGGCGATATTGTACTGCCAGGTTTAAAGTGTTCTATAACAGCTTGTTCATTTGAGACATCTACACCAAGCGGTATAACAAATTGTGGGTTTATAGATATACTACCATCAGGTGGTATATACAGTCCCCACAGTTTGTAATCAGCACAGAGTTCACGCAGTTTAGGGATCTGTATATTACCTCGATATTGATTAAGCTTAGCTTCTGTTTTTTCTGGAAGACCATAAGCATCATACGTATATGCTATATCAGAGAATATTATGTCACGGCTTAAATCAGGTCTCCATGCTGCTAACCGCTCTTTACACATCATCAGATAATCTTTTAATGTAATGACATTATCTTCTATAAAATTTCCATCTACACGAGAGCTACCATCCATGACGGTGAAATCACCTACTGTACCTGATGGTGAACCTGTAAATTTTACATCATCCGTATTAGGAAGTATGTAAGTTATTAACATGATATTACCCACGTTAAAGGTCTCACAAAATGTTTTAAACCCGCTCAACTTTTCCATATTAGTATTTACGAGAACCCCGCCGGAAAAACCATATAGAAAATTCTATAAAAAAACGCGCAAAAAAAATTTGAGTATTTGGACGAGAATTTGGACGAAGAAAGTTGCCATGCACCTTCTGTGGAAAAAAAAGTTCTCGCTATACCAGTCTTATTTTCGTGGTGGGGGCTAATCCCCGGTCGTGTCTCGCAAAACCACCTGTGTTTCTCAGACACAGTCAGTGTTTCTCATATGACCTATTAATATAATTAGCATATGTGTATCGATGGGTTCCTTTAAGGTGTTCTAGATGAACATGTTATAAAAATTTGAGGACGGAAATAGAATGTGTACCTATTCAAACCTCTTAGCACCTCTCAGACACTCTCAGACACTCTCAGGTAAGAATAAGCTTGACAGTTGTCGTCAGAGCCTCTATACTACTCACATGAAGACTAAACCATATTACATCTTAGTCGGTAACCTGACTGCAGAGCAGAGAGAGGCTGCTCGTACCTTCTATCGCCTCCTCGGCTATCAGGAGTGG